CATTTGTGGCATTTGAAGATCAAAAAGAACTAACATACTTTATGTTAGCCTGTCCACATTTAAGGAGAAACTAATGGACCAACAAGAAAGCAAAGTATCACCAGGCGCTCCAGTAGAGCCAACCTCAGCACCAGCTGCTGAACAATCAGCTGCACCTGATCTAAACATCAACGATCTTGCTGCTATTCGCAGTATCATCGATGTTGCAAGTTCACGCGGAGCATTCAAGGCTGCTGAAATGGAAGCTGTAGGCAAAGTATACAACAAGCTGTCGCTGTTTCTAGAATCAGTAACCGCTAAAAAGGAATAATTATGGCCAATCCAGTTAAACACATCGGAAGAATGAAAAATACCGGAGTTAAAGTAATTACGGTGTTTAGAACTCTTCCAGGTGAATCAGACTCAGCTTTAGTGATACAGGTTAATCAACTTAAAGATGAATACCACGATGCAATTATGCAAATGCTCGAAACTGATCAGGCACAAGAAGCATTTGAGTTTGGAGAGATGTTGTTTATTCGTCATTTCCCAGACGGTCGTCCAATGCTATCGGCATTGCAACAAGACGGTAGACTACAAAAGGTACCTACTAGTAATGTGTTGATGACTCCAACTGTTAATGCATCCGTTCCTTTAGATCAGTTAAATGTTCTAATTGCAGAACAAAGAAATTGTGCTGTTGATGAATTGTGCAACTTTGTCAGTGGTGCTCAAGCTAATGCTCAGGCTAAGAAAACGCAAGAAACTAAGAAAAATGCTGTACCAAACAGTGAAGCAACTGCTGTTCCGGCAATGCCGCAGGCTGCTGCTAACGAAGTTCTTACTGATTTTGATATTGCCAAGAGCTATCGCAGTCAGGCAGATGCTATGTATAAAGAAGCTGCTCGACTACGCAAAGAAGCAGATGCATTAGATCCACCAAAGAAAAAAGTAACGGTAAAAGAAACCGAAGGTGCCTAAACCGTTGTTTAAACCGCCAAGGCATTTGGTTAGTGAGTGGCCCGAGATCTTTGAAGATCTCTACATGAATACCATGCCTGTGGCCTATCTGAATCAATTGCGGTTGGAATTTGCCGACGGTCGAATATGGGAAATAAATATACAAGAGCAGTTGGCTAATTCAACATCTAACGAAGTTGCTGACAAACTGTTAAATATTTTTCAAGAATATCGTAACGATATTAAAAAGATGGATTTTCAAATGGATATCGAAAGATTAAAAACTGATATTCAAGAAAGTTCTAAGAACATTTTTTAAAATACTGCTCCGTACTCAAGATAACATTATCAAACATAGTTTTCTTAAAATTTAATTTTTTATAATTTTGAAAATTGTGTTGGATAATGTTATCCCACTTGTAAATTGCAGTTCTTCGAATTTCTGCATCTAGCAAGTACCAAGTTCTTAATGATTGATGAAACTGAGTAAATCGTTCACCGTCATCTGCAACATCATCGTAACTTTGATCAATACCATCAAAGTCAGTTTGAAATCCCCAACTTCTTAGTTTTTTTAGAGTGTCTTTTTGTCCTAATATCATAAAGGGATGACCTACTAACAACGGCCTAAATGTTTTCTCAGTGATAAACAATCCGCCAGTTTGATCAAAATGACTTTCAGTTACCACTGTCAGTTGACTATTTTCATATATTTCAAGATTGTTAATTAAGTTTGGTACTTGATTTACTAGGTCCTTTACATCCACAGTCTTGGGATAGTTAGCTGTTAATACAGACTTGTAATGATTGTAATCTACAGTTTGGTATATTGGTGTATCTATAGTGTGTGTAGAAAACCAGGAGCCGCCACTAACTAATCCAGTTAACTTATTTTCAGCAAGAAAATATAAATGTTCTGTTCTGTGATTTCTATGAGCACGATTTAAACTATTAAAAGGTAAACTGTAATCTTTTATAACTACAGGCGTCTTGGGGGGATGTGATGTCTTACCATCCCATTCTATACCTTCTAAAAACTCTATTAATTCTTGCTTGTTGTTCTTAATACACCACTGAGTGTATTGTTGACTGGCATTAAGATTTCCAGAAATAATACAGACACTGTGTAACGGTAATCCCAAAAGTGTTACAGTATTGTGTAGATGTGCAAATCCATCAAAATCTATTGATGTAAAGTTGTCGCCCTCGATTATCGATATAATCAGTATACGAATTTTTTTCTGCTTGACTGCTTTGATTACTCTGTTGGGGATATTCAATAAAATATTATTGCTGTCTGCGTGAGTTTTAGCGCACCAGAGACTAGGTATCTTGCTAACTTCTATAGGGTATACGCCAATTTGATTGTATTCTTTTGATGTAACATAGGTTACACTAGAGGCGGACAATCTAGTTTTTAATTCTGCAAGAGATCTAACATTTTTAATTTGATCTATGTAACTCAAATTAACTTCAGTGTCACTGTCAAAATAGCAGAGCATTATACTCTTCTTGCTAGAATAACTCCGTTATTGCCTGAATACACTATAGTGTAGTTACTAGCCAGCAATAAAGGAACTACAGCTCCACACTTGCCGGTATATGTACCAGAATGTTCAACTAAGGGAGTATCATCGCAGACTACTAGAGATTGCTCGGCCATATAAGGTAGACAATTAATCATTTGATCAAGGTGTTCTGTTTGACTGCTTATATTAGACCAAATAACATTTCGTTCTGCATATCTAGATTTAATTGTGTCTGCAAACGGTCCGGGATTGCACCAATCGTAATTGTCAAGATATAATACTTTGATTTGTTTGTTCAGAGTAGGCAACACAGTTTTGGCCCATTTAGATCCACTGTCTGCTATTTGCCAAACGATCTCTTCTAGATGTGCAAATTTATGTTGTCCTACATCCACTACATCCACAGTATAGAAAGGAATTTCGTGATTACAGGCCAGTGCATTAAAGAACGCAGTTGATCCTTCATCTTGATCGCTGCCTATTTCTAATATCATATCAGTGTCTTGATTATAAGACAACTGAACTAGATAGGGTTGACTGTTAAGATGAAAGTTTGCCATTAGACGAATTGACTGCGGTGAGGTACTGTTTCGTGGGTAGCGTTACTGCTGTAATAGAACTGTATAAAATTTTGTCTTGCCACAGAGTCGGGGCAGGTCAATGGATATGGTTGTCCATGTATCAGTCGTTCGTTGTAATTCCATACGGCCAGTCTGTTGGGCTTAGGTGCAATTTTAACTAAGCATTCTGTTTTGTCAAAGTCCCAGAACTCTAAATCACCGCCCCAACTGTCTTCCCAAACAGGGTTCATGTACAATATTACATTGGCACGACGAGTAAGTCTAATCTGTTCATTCCAATTGAAGTCATTGTGCAGACCTAGGCTGTTTCCTCTACTCATACGGGTTATGCCGCCGCCTCGGTAGTGAGGATCACCTACTAGTTTTTCCATCCCTGTTAGCTGTTCTATCCAGTTGAGAAATACACTGCCCTGAAAGCTGTAGGCCATTGACTGTATTCTAGGAGTGCTAGTAAAATTCCTGCACTCTTTTCTATAACTTGTGCCGTTGCTGAACACAGTCCAATCGCTTTCCTGCAGGAAATCAACTTCAAAACTTAAGGTGTTGAACAGTTCTTCTGGTAGAAAATTGTCTATGATTGTGTAAGGAACTGGAGAACTCGCGGCATGACTCACTGCTAATTCGGCAGGATTGTAATGCTGATTCAATTCATTAAAGAATTTGTATATTTGACTGTGGCTCAAAATGACTCCTTAAAAATTCAAACGATGCATTGTATGATTTATTGTCTTTCTTAGAAAGCAATATTTCACGGTTTTTAGCTGCAATTAAACGACAATTAAACACCAGCTCGTCATATTGATCTTTTGATAATTCCGCAATTCTTTTTATTTCTGCAACTATCATAGACAATCTTTTGTGATTGTTTTCTTCAAGATCATATAATTCGTTTATGTATGGACTAAATGTTTTGAATCCTAGACTGCGAAAGTCTTCTAAGAAGTGTGCTGTAGAAAACGCAATAAAGGGTTTGCCGCAGGCAATAGGCTTATTGGTTTTTTCTGTTATACTGCTTGGCGCTAGATCTCTCAAATTGCCCTTGCTGGTATCTACATAATAAGATACATCGTAATGTGTTTCTACCAGTATGTGAAAATCTGCATTTAATATTGCATCATAGGTTACATCACCCCATTTGTTTAAGACATTGTCATTGACATCTAGTGTATACGGAACACGGTCTAGCCAGGCGTCTACTGCGGAATCTATTTTAAAGTTCAATGCTGTTAGATCGTTGACCATTGTGCTTTTGTCAAAATGTCTTACCTCACCGTAGGGAAATATGTTGTAAAAACTATATCTAAAATCTTTCAATAGATCTTGCTGTGCTAGTTCAGCATATAGATGTAATCTCCACGGGCGATAGTTCCTACTCAGCATACTGAACTTGTGCTCAGTATTTTGATTGTCGTGTACTTGCGTCTTTGCCAGTAGATCGTTAAACACACCGATATTAACTCCGTAGACTGCTAATTCAATTAGTCTATCAGTTAGGAATTTTCTATGCACTTCATCCATGACAATTATGTAAAACTTTGCCGGATGGATGTCTTTTTCAACAATTGCCTGTTTGATGTTGTGTGCTAGTTTATATGTGAATGTTTCGTTGCAATTTTCGTAGACAAATTTAGCAGTTGGATCTGTTCGTAGATGATCCCAATGTTTATCTTCCATGCAGTTCAATAGATCAACACCTTGGTGTAGATCGTAATAATAATGGAAATAATAAACGGTGTTGGGCGAACAGTCACACTCGGTTAAAGGAGCCACAATATTTTTGTTTACTTTTAAATCATAAACTTTGCCAGTTTTGCTAAAAATCTTCTTTTGGCTTTTGATCCAAGCATAGGTTTTTTCTAGTCCGTACTCTAGTGTATCAGCCGGAGCCCATCCTAATACACCTTTGATATAATTATTGTGGCTGTTGCGACCCATTACTCCTTGCGGGCCTGCAATGTTTTTAATAGTAACGGCTTTGCCTGCAATCTTAGCTATCAATGTTACAAGATCATTAATACTGATCATGCGCTCACTGCCAAGGTTAATTGGGCCTTGTGTTTCACCGTTGACTATTTTGTGTATGCCTTCGATGCATTCTTCAATGTACATAAAACTACGAGTTTGATTGCCGGGTCCCCAAACTTCTACTTGGCCGGTGCTTTCAATTACTTTGCGGCATAGTGCTGCTGGTGCTTTTTCTCTGCCATCACACCATGAACCCAGCGGTCCAAATACATTGTGCAGTCTAGCAATACGAACTGTAAAATGATAGTTTCTAGCATAACTTAGATATAAACGTTCGCTGAATAGTTTTTCCCAACCATACTCGCTGTCTGGTTCTGCGGGGTAAGCACTTTCTTCGCTGCACAGAGGATTGTCTGGGTCTAATTGATTGTACTCAGGATACACACAGGCGCTGCTGGTATAAAAAACTTTAAACACTTTTTTCTTAACCATTTCATTTAGAATGTTAAGATTAATTGTAGCAGAATTATGCATGATGTCAGCATCGTTGTCGCCTGTGCTGATAAAGCCTGCGCCACCCATGTCAGCAGCAAGTTGGTAGATACACCAAAGTCCTTCTGTTACAACCCCAGCAACATGATCTTGATTTCTAAGATCAACAATGTGAAACTCGTCAGCATCTGTTTTACTAAACGATGGATATTTTAAGTCTGCGCCTATAACATAATACCCTTGCTGCTTAAGGCTGGTTACTAGATGTGTGCCAATAAATCCGCCGGCACCGCATACCAAAACTTTTTTCATATTAAACCCCGTATTTTTCCACTAAATTATCTATTTCAATGTCTTGTATTGTATTTAAATGATTGACATTGTAGTCAACGATATCCTTAACTTTAACAGTAAACTCTATTTGTCGTTGTTCTGTCCAAGTGGCAATAGATTCTATTACCTTCATTATCTTATTAAAACGCTGCTTGTCATCTAACTCTAAATCGTAGGTTTCGTCCCAAAATTCACCAAATGTTTTAAATCCCATATCCTTGACATGTCGTAGACTCCCGGCGGCACCTAACAATATAAAGGGCTGCATAAATGCAATAGGCTTGTAGGTCTTTTCAGTTATGTGAATGATGTTATTAAAAAAGTATGTTTCGGTAACAATATTAACTAGAGAATTGTCATATAGATGTTTAACTGGATCAACACTATGTTCCATAGGATATCTACTAAAATTAGGATTGTCTAATACCAAAGGCAACAATTTATCCGCAGCTAACACATCTGTACTGTCTAATTCCATATCAGAGAATCTACTTAACAAATATTTGCAGTTTTCAACAAAGGATCTATTGGCTTCTGGCTGAGTTTTATCCATGCTGTAATAACACTGATCAATCAATCCACATTGTACAATCGCCAAATACAACATCAATCTATGATCATTGTATCGTCTATTAAAACATAGGAATGTTTTTTTGCGGGGTCCTGGTTGGTATGTTGATTTTAAAGACTCCGCAATTGCCTGTTTAACATTACAACGATCAATCCTAAACACAGGAAAATATTCCATTTGCATTTCAGGTAACTTGTGATTACGCTTACAATAATCTTCATACACAGCTTGACCGTTATAACAATTGGTCATATAAATTACCTGTGTTAGTGGTAGGCCCTTAGATGTAAAGTAATCCGATAAGTGATTTAAAAACTCATCATGCATATATCCTTCATAGAACAGAGTCACTAGAAAATAAGCTGTCTTGTTTCTTACCCTGTTTAGCACTTCACTATCAATTTGATTGTCATCAAATAATCCATCTGAACTGTGAAAGTTGTGTAGATTATCTCTATAATGAAAGTTAGTCCAATTTAATTCATACAAGAATGTTTCTTGAGGAAGTTTATAAGTTGGCACAATACAAGAATCCACTATCCTAGAATGAAAATGCGGTTTCTGAAATAGGTCGCCTTTTATTTGCGGAAAGTGATAGTCCACTGATGCGGTCATAAGATCAGTAATAGTAGGCATTCTATTATTTGTCAATGGACCGTTAGGGCCAATCCATTCGTAAGCTAAATTAATCTTCTTACTCATCTTTACAATAGTTATAAAAGGCAGCTAGACTAGGAAATGTAATAGAAAAATTTGTACCGCGGCGGCGATCATATTCAGTGAACCAATTATAAAAATCTTTGCGGCCTTCTTTTAATTTTTCTTCAGAATATACAGTTGTTTCCATATAGTCAACAACTCTCCTAAACTTCTCATATTCTAAATTTGTAAACTTATCTTTACTTAAATCGTCAATGTTTTCTTTTATATATTTGAGATGATTATACATATGCGGCATGAATCTTGCCTTTGGCAGTATATTCATATCGTACTGCAAAGGTTCTTTTAGGTAAGGAGTATCAAAGCGTATTCTGTGCCCGTTAATGCCTTCGGCGAATTGATACTTTGTTCTCAATTTTAATATCTTCATTAACAGGCTTTTGAAGTTTGTAACTGTTAATACATTAAAAGTAACCATAAATGTTATCGGTAATGAGGTCTTTGTTAAAAATGCATCTAGATTATTTTCCCATACTTCGAGGTCTAGGCCTGTTCTAATATACTCAGCTGCTGAACCCCAGGTATCTATACTGGTAAACAGTTTAAAATTTTTAATTTTTTTGTTTTCAACAAGGTTGTTGATCTTTTCTACTAATCTTTCTATAAGCACCGGCTTGACTCCTAGATTACTATTGATGTTTAGTTCTAAATTAGGAAGAGGATTCTCGGCAAGGTCGTCTAATAACTTCCAGGTGCTTTTTTGTAGTAAAGGTTCGCCGCCTGTGATTCTCAATATGTTTAGAGTCTTACTAACTTCTGGCCACCAGCGCCACCATGCTTCTACATAGGGATTGGTATCTTCTTCGTAGACTTTAAACCAGTTGATATCGTTGCGATGATTCTTGACCATATCATACGGCCCAAAGTCTTTGATCTCTTTGTGATAGGCGCTGCTGTGTTTGGGATGGCAGTAGCCGCATTTAAAATTACATTCATTACCAAAACTAACTTCAATATATTCTGGATTAATATTTTGATCCCATGGTCCTGTTTTAATCTCTTCAAATCTTTCCGGAGTGTATATTGTGCTGTTACGTTCTTTACGATCGCTAACATAATCACTGCCCATTTCTTCAATGTTCCAACAATACTGGCAACCACTGGGCTTACCGCCGTTCAGCATTTCCAATCTTTCTAACTTTTTTTGACTGGTATTGTGTAGTGCGCTAGCATCAATAGCTAATTCTTCTAAAGGAATTTTGTGAGGGCGGGGATGATAGCAACTGTGAGTTTCTCCAGTCTGCAAATATATAGTGGTGTGATGCCACTTGGCCATGCAGAATGTAGGCGAAATTTCATTCATTATGGGAATAAATTTGTTAATTCTGTTTACAGTGTTCATGGAATTTTTCCTTTAGCCATTCGAAATCATTTATTTTTATTAATTCTATTAGATTGCCTACATTTTTGCTGCCAAATTCTTTTCCAGCTTTGGCGCCGGCAATAGCATATTCACCAAATGGTTTATTCCTTCCTGTGGAACACCAAACCATTAATCGCATTTCTGTATCTTCATCGTAGGTGTTATCAATAACTCTACTGGCTAGCTTAACACATTCTCTAAAAGCACTGCGCCAGGTGCTAAACTCATCTGTATTAAATACTGTAACATTGCTGATCCTGCTTACCGCTTTAAATTTACTGCTGATACTGGTTGTCATATCGGCTGTAGTAGTATCCATTTCTAGAGTAAGCGTTGTTGGTAATAACTTAACACCACCGTAACCGTAGATCAATCCATTAACAGGATTTTTACTTCTCCATACCCAAACAGTTGTGTGTTTTTCTAAAAGATTACCGGCATCATAATGTGGAAAATATATTGTCTCAAAGTTAAAATTTTCTACTAATTCTGCATCCGCATCTACCACCCAAAACATGTCTGTTCTAGCTAATTTTGCTGCGGCAATGTGGGCATTGTGTATACCTTTTACACCGTGTACTCTTTTAGCATCTGGTCTTTTTAATTTTAACTTTTTGTAATTAGCATCTGCATTAGGTTCGTCGTAACTGATAAACACAACATCATAGGGTTTAGGATTGCTTGCTACAATATCTAATTCTTTTTTATTAAAATAAAATCTATGATCAAATTCTTTCTGTATGATGGTTGCTGATTTAGGAAACAGACAAATTCCGTCTCTAACAGATTGATTTAAAAATACATGAATATATTCTTCATCCCATTTTTCTACACGATAATCAAATACAAAATCTTCTGCTACAATTAAATCATCCCACACCAGCCAAAAGAATTTTGTAAATGATTTTTTCTTAATATCATCTATGGTTTTTACATTTTCAATTTTTTGTGCGCGAGGAAATTGTTGACGAAACTGCTGCCAATCTTGTTCATCAATTTGTTGTTTGCTTACATAAAAAATATCGTAGATCATCTTAAGTATGTGTTAGTGAGTTTAATTGTTTCTTCATAAAGATCTAGTGTATATTTGCTTTGAGCTGAGTCTAGATAAGGATAATCAAATCCCATTCCCCGTTTAATTTGTTCCCCTAGAGATTTAATTTCGTCTACTAGACCAATACCCTTGTCGTCTTCGTAGGGCTTACCATATTGAAAATACATGTCTTTTAACATTTCAAAATCTCGCACATCAACATAGTTCCATTGGGTACAATTAGTCATCCACTGCCCGAGTCTTGCACCATATACAGCATATAGTCCATTTTCTTCGTGTGCGCCAACTGTGCTCCATACTTTTAGTCTATGAAGATTATGCCACCACACTCGTTCTTTTATCTCGTCAGCGGGAATACGCACACCGTCAAGCAGAGTCATCTTAACACCTTCACGAAATCCTGCTCTCCACGCCTGAAATGGCGATCCTGTAATAACTGTTTCGCTGTAACATTCAGCAAACTGTTTGTATCCTGCTTCCCAACAAAAGTCTACCTGCGCACGATCACTATCACTGGCTTCGTGACTCCGCATGTTAAGGATAAAATCTTTACGCCATATTTTTAGGCCGCCATTGCCGTACAATAATCCATTGATACGATTTCTAGCTAACCAACTGTAGACCTGTATGTCATTGTTGTCAGGATCAAATCCTAGATTAAAAAATCTATTGTCAACAATATTGTCTGCATCAACAGTAATAACCCAATCCGTTTCGCTAAGTTCTGCTGCGGCTTTGTGTGCGGCATCACTGCCTTTTACACCGTGAATACGCTTGGCCCAGGGCACCTTGTTGCATAGGTCAGCATAGTGCTGATCAGCGTTGGGCTCATCATAACTTAAAAAAACAATATCAAGCTCTAGTGTCTTCATAGGTGTACTTGTCAAAAATTCGTCGTGTGTAAATGCTAAACTTTTCTGGCAATGCCAGCGTAAATCTCTGTGGATACTTTACCAGTTCGTTGACATTAAAACTGATCATTTCTTGTAGCACATTGGGATCATTGTATTCTGTTATTAAAAATACCATGTCCTGATCGCCTTGCCATTCTATGGTTTTCAGCAAAGGATTGATCTTGAATGTCAACAGAGTGTCCGTTCTATCGTATTCTATGCTAACATCAGGTTTGGAAATCTTACTCCATTTCTTATCAACGACTCTGTGTAACACATCGTCTATTTTAGTAAGACCTGTTATTGAAGCAAGATTTACTTTTATAACTCTACCGGAGATCACGTCTACTTTGTAATGCCGTAGCGTTTCTCCGCGCTCATATATGCCTAATGCAACATCGAGATCAACCTGTATTTTGTTTTTGTTATGATCAACAACTGGACCTGGATGCAATGCTATGACATTTCCGTCAAGGTCAAATTCAAAGAAATAAGTTTCTTCCAAAACTTCTAGTGTTTTTATCCACTCGTCAAAAGGAGCAAGGTCTAGTTTTTCTTCCATGCTATCTCCTCTAACATACTAACAAGTTCGTCTGTGATTATGTCTTTTTCAACATAATGAACAATGTCAGTCTGTTGATAATTTCCAATCTTTAAGCTGCCGTCACCTTTGAGATAAAATCCCACTTGGTCAGTCACACGATCAGCATCCCAGGGCCAATTTTGTACCTGGGGTTTGAGGTGTACTACTCTAGGAAAATCCAAAGGGTAAGCCATTTCGCTGTCAATGTCCAGCAGCTTTGCCGCTAGAGCAAACGCTTCATCTGTGCCTATGACTTTGGGAACATGATTACTTAGGTACAGGTTTTTAAATTCTTGTGGGTTGATAAAGATCTGACGGGCAAGTTCAAAGAATTCTTTACCACTGTCTTTTTTGAAGAATGTCCACATTGAATACAGATTAGGCAAATCGTTTTTGGTAAATGCCTTGCGGTAAACATCACTAGTGACAACTTCACCTCTAAATGTAAACACACGGTTGGCCACATATAGGTCTGTGTTTTCCACAAAGTAATCAATCCAGTGACTGTAATCTCTAAGGAACAACATGTCTGCATCTAGGCAAACTGTGTGTTCCCAGGGTGTTACAGCATCCATCCACGAACGGCCATCCCAAAATTTCTGTTCAGGCCATTCTATAACCTTGTCGAATACCCACGGACTAGTTAAACTATCAACTGATGTTTTGTCATTGATCACTAATGCTACTCGATCATAGCCTAATTTTTGTGTATTTTTAATGCTTAGAGCTAGAGCGTAGGCCAACTTGAGATAGTCTATGTCGGGATGGGCCGCTACAAATATTAGGTATCCAAAGTTCATATTAACTCCAGAAGACAATGGGCGTTTCTGATTATGCTTTGTTTATTCATAATATGAACATCAGTACCCTTGGTTGTAGCAGCCCAAAAACTTGCAACATCATTGGGTTGGCTGACTAGGAATGTCAGCCTATCGTTGTCAATACTGTGTAAAATGTCTTTGTCAAACACAGTAAGGATAGGTGGTAATGTATAGGCAAACTCAGTTTCAAATCCATTCATGATGTGTTTAGCAACACTGAAGGCAATGTCATTTCTAAACTGCTTGGGATTAAAACGAAACAGATCTGCATAGTAAATATAATTGTCTTTGACAAAGTCTACCAGTTTAAAAAAGAATTCACTTTCTGCACTCTTGTCAAACATCACTGTTGTTGCCCAGAACATGTGTACTCCTGTTTCGCTTACCCGGCTGTCTAGAATACTGCCACGCTCTCCGGTAAGGTCTGTCATGCTATGTCCCATCATCACAGGGGCATCTACTGACCAATACTCATTTAACTTATTAGAAAAAATTAGGTAGTCGCTGTCTATTAATAGAGTTTGATCGTAGGGGCTAAGTTCCCACACGCTGTATCTATTTGAATTTATAAATGGAATAATCTTGCTTTCAAATCCATCGTGTAAATTTCTTACATTCTTAGTGTACGGTCGAGCCACTTCTATAATTTGATCAAACACTTCCTGTGCCTTGACCAATATGCCTGACTCTCTCAGCCAATCCAGTGTTCCAAGATCTGTTGCCAAACTTACAGGAACGCCAAGATTCTTTTTGGCAAGTCCACCTGCAATTGTGGCCATTAAGCCATAATCAATGTCAGGGCTATTGTGGGCGAATATCAGTACGCCCCGAGTCATAGATCCAATAACTTTTCAACTGTTCTACTAGATTTGATCTTTTGGTAATCTTCATAGTATTCATAGGTAGCAGTAAAGTACCTGTCTATGATTTCATCTTTGAACATCTGTAGGTCAGCTACGAGTACTGGATTTCCATTTTCATCAATAAAGGGTACATTTTCCGTACGGCCTTGATCAATCAGCATCTGCACAAATACAATGAGCTCACGATTAATTTTGAACAGACCTCCGGCATGGCCGTAGGTTAGCTTTGCAGCAATTTTTTCTTTAAGGGTTTTTCTCTGGATAGCTAGAGTCTGTCGATAATTGGCAAACTCAAGAGCCTTAGATAATCTGTCGTCCATTTGATCTCCGAATAAACATAGCTGTTTATTTACCAGCTAGTCTAAGAGGCCAAAATATTATCCGCCTGTTATTGCGCCTGCTGAAACACTAGAATAAGTATAACTGGTCCAAGTACCGCTAGGAGTAAGAGCGTGGCCGCCTGTAGGGAAAGTAATTTCAACTGAATAATCTAATGTGCCGTCTACAATGTCTTCCGGTGCAGGGGGTTCGCCGGGAGATGGGTCAACATAGGGGTCAACCCAAGTTAATGTAAAATAAAATATGCTGGCTGCTCCTGCAGAATTATTTACATTAGTTTTAGCTTTGATATTGTAGGTATTAGATGCATACGGAGCACTTGAAAATATAGAATACAGACTTGAATCAGTAGTAGTCCATCCATAAACACTGCTACCACCAAATTCTTGAGTGCCTGCAGACGATAATAAACTACTCCAAGAAGCATTTTGTGCTGAAGCTGCGCCGCCCGTTCTTGAGCTAGCAAATCGTATTTTCCCGCCACCGTTCCAAAAATATCTTGCTTGGTCTGCACTTGAAAAATTAAGAGTGTATATAGCAGATACAGAACTAACCCACGAACTTGCTCTAGAATTGCCGCCAGCAGACGCTGTAGATTTTCTAGAACTGTGACAATTAAACCTATCACTGTCAACTGTGGCTGCATATGGAATAAATGCATTAGGGTCTGTAGAATTAATTATGTCACCTGCAACATTGCCAGCTAGACTAAGTGCAGCAGCCGAACCGTTCTGATGAGCACTAGCATTTAAAAGATCGTAACGAATGTTGTTAAAATCGTTGGCTGTGATAGTATCACCTACATTTTTTGTAGAGCCAAATGTAGTTTGTCCATATCCTCGGGTGGCTGAGCCTGTACCCATGACATTAAATCCAGTGCCATAGGGAGTGCTAACATCTGTTGCAAGTGCGGTGGTTCCTGATCCTGCCATTTCTTATCCTTATAATACTATTGCTTCAACAATCTTAACTTCTGTATTTAAGCTAGATTCTAAAGCTATTGCAAAAGTGTTAGCATTAGAATCTTCACTGGCCATTGCACATCCATCTGGCGCAGCAACCAATCTGTCACCTTTGCGAACCTGTCCGATAATTTTAACTGGTACACGACCCTTAAGGGCAATGTAAGTACCGCCTTCGAGATCTTGATTCATTATTAGACCAGGAGCACCGCTTACTACGCCAACTGCTCTTTGACCTACCCAAACACTGGCAGTAACTTCTCGTTCACCGCCTACAATTACCACTGTTCCAACATCATACTCTTTATCTGCTAGATATTTTTCAGCAAGGTCAGCACCTTGGACTGCTGTGGCTGTGCCGTTAAACACATTGGCACTTAAATTTCCGCTACTGTCTCTAGCAGCAATGGTATTAGCTGTTTTAGTTGTTTTTGCTGTTTTGTATGCAGAAGCAGGATTGTCAGCAGCATCGTTATCAATCTTAATACGATCTGCCCTATCAGCAACACCAATAAACTGATTAGCTACTAAATTGCCACTAGCGGTTCTTGAAGCAATAGTAGATACCGTTGCAGTATCGCTGGCTTCAACGTTGTTTAATCTACTGGCATTAGTAGCACTGGTTGCATTTCCTGTTAGGTTACCTACAACATTACCTGTTAAGTTACCTACTATAGTTGCTCCACTATACCCAATTTGTTTTGAAGTTCCGTTAATCAAAACTGTGGTATCAATAGCTTTTACATTACCGGAAATATTTCCTACAACATCACCAACAAGGTTGCCAGCAATATTGTCTGCAAATATTTGATACCAACGAATTTCGTTGCTGCCTAGATTGTAGGTGCTATCTATTCCTGGTAATATTGCCTCCGTAGTAATGTTGGCTAACGTTCTAGTTTCACTGGACGAAATTCTAATTTTAAATTTAATGTTATTTGCTGATTGATTCTGTATAACAATATCGCTAGCATCTTCTAAAAACATTGATGCTTTAACCGCGGCACTTGCTGTAAATGTGAATCCGCTGGTGCTGAAATCTACTAGGCTAGGAAATACTGGTTGAGCTTTTAATACAATATCATCACTAGTGTAAAATATTGAGTTATCGGAAGCATCAACTAGTTTATTAGCAGACGAAGCAGTACCCCAAATAATTGCACCCGATGCTGTAGTTGTTGTACCATCATTGTTATCTGTACTAACTAGTGTAATACCTTTTTTAATTCTTCCAAAATTAGGTAGCGTTGTTTTGTCAGCATCACTTAAATTAAATGTATCTTTGCTAACAATAGCAATATCAACTCCGCCTGCTTTCAATCGAGCAATGGTTCTATTTTCATTGCCGTCATCTTTAACAGTTAATGATGTAACACTAGTTTCGCCTAATGTGCTTGGGCTTTCTGGACCAATTAGTGTGTATTCACTGCCGGTCCAACAATACAATTGTTGTGCAAGACTATCAAACCAAAATTCACCAGCACTTAATCCCAAAGGAGCAGTGGCTGTTGCGTTGGCGCCGCCGACTGGTCTAAATCGTGTACCATCATAGACTTTAATTTTTCTATCTGTGCTGTCATACCACAATTGTCCTGCTAGCGGTTTACTAGGTTGCACAGCTCCGGCAAAATGTTCTAGAAGGTGTAAGAAGTTTTCATTCTGAACTTGGCCGTAACCGGCGTAGTTTTTACCAACAAATCTAATGTTAGTAGTTGAATCAATTGTGCCGTCGGCAACTGAAACTAAAAATGAACCGTTGTATCGGTTAACTTGATAGGCCATTTTATACCTTTTTCTTTAATTCTTCAATTTGGTGTTGCTGGTCCTTGACTGCTTCGATCAAATAAGCAACCAACTTAGTATATTGAATTCCATAAGGATTGCCGTTATCATCTTTGGTTACTAGATTAGGCAATATTTTATTAACTTCTTCAGCAATCAATCCGGGCTCATTTATTGATGTTTTATCTTTTCTATCGTAAATAACTCCAGTCAATTGCATAATGCTATTCAATGCATCTAGTATAGGATTTACATTTTCTTTTACTGTAATCGTTGATGTTTCAACAAAATTACTTGCGGTTACTCTTCCACCTACTCCTAGCCCGCCTGCAACTACAATTGCACCGGTAGATGTTGATGTACTCGGTGTTGTATTAGTTGCTAATATTTGACCAACAAACGTGGTAGTTCCAGATACTGCATCCAATCTAGTTGCAGGAAATCCGCCAGGAGTAACACCATCATGCACTACTACAGTTTTTTTGGTAGTATCTATGGTTAATTCGCCAGGAGCTCCAACAAAAACCGCATGTTCTGTTGTAGTTCCTCGCCTAAATTGTATTCTTTTTGCCATTCCTAAATGCTCCCGGTATTATGTTAAGCTGCCGTAATCTACAAACACATCAGATGCCGCGGTAATTGATCCGTAGTCTTCATCGGCATCGCCGCCAATAAATCTCCATTCTATTCCGTCATAGCCTTCCCATTCACCATCTGTAGTATTAAATCTAATCATGCCTTGTTGAGGGGCTGTTGGTCGAGCGCCGGTTGTACCACTAGGTACTTTTATTGCACCAGTTCCTGCAAATATTCCGTTACCTTGTACATATATAGTGCTGCCGATGCTTGCACCACCTGCTACAACTAATGCGCCGGTACCAACTCCTGTACTTGTTGCAGTATTTGTAAAAGTTACTGTGCCGCTAGATGCCAGTGTTGTAAATGCTGCTGTTCCAGGATTACTTCCGCCAATGTTAAAATTATTTAAAGAACCCACTGTTCCAGACGACAAATTTACAGTACTAGTGCTGCCTGCAAGATTAACATTAAAATTTGATGCGCTACCACTGCTAGCTGACATGCTAAGGTCACCACTAACTGTAATACTTTGTATTGCCAACGGCGGAACTACTCCTCCTGGACCTGCAGCCGTTTCAACTGTTCCGACTAATTTTCCGTAAAAAGTTGTTGCCTTTACCTCATTGGCATTAACGGTTTTCCATTTAGCAGCTATTGACCCTAGATCGTAGACTCCATTAGATCCAGGCTCAATCCCTGTGGTCCTGATCACTGCAACATCTTTAATATCGCCGCCACCGTTTGATATTCTAAATATAAAAGGATTGTTTAGTGTACTTTCTAATGTTGGAGTGGTTCCGTTTAATATTGTTAAACGAAAATCATTTTGATCTCCAACAGTAATTCCGTTGTCTTTAAAACTTACTTGAGATTCAAAACTAATATTACCTGCTCTTAAAAAATCAGCAGCAGTAAATCCACCTAATTTATCTGCATTAGAGGCGGTTCCCCAGAATCTATGATTTGATGATGTTATTCCATTTGTTGTTGTTGTTCCCGAGGAATTAATAAAATTAATTCCAGGCTCAAGATGAAAAAATCCTGTTATAGGATTAATAACTTGATTTAAATCAAAGGCTGTATTAGAAACAATTGCTATTACTTCGCCATTAACTTGAAATTTAATAATCTGACGATCGGAACCTGATTGATCTTTTACCACTGCCGGAGCTGTAGAAGTGGCTCCGTATATAGGTGATTTCTCGGGTCCGACTAATATAAACTCTGTGCCATTCCATACTTTAATTTGTTCGTTTTGATTGTCCCACCAAAAATCGCCAGTAGTTAATCCTGCTGGTGCTGTAGCACTAGATTCCGCGCCAGTGGTCACTTTAAACTTATTGCCGTCATAGATCTTTAATTTCTTAGTGCTAGTATCAAACCATGTTTGTCCAGAAATAGCTCTAGGAGGCGCTGAACTGTTGGCAAAATTTTCCAGCAAATGCAAGAAGTTTTCATTTTCAATTTCACCGTAGCCACTGTAATTGCGACCAACAAAACGCAGATCCGTAGCGGTACTGTTGAGTGTTTGATCATCAACCGAGACTAAAAAAGTACCGTTAAATCTGTCTATTTGGTAAGCCACTTAAAATTCCTTTTTTATATTTATGTGTTTTTGACTTATGCTCTGTTCAGTGAAATCTCAACTATACCTTCACCGCTGGTTTCTTTATCGTGTAGTGCTTTTCCTACAAATGCTCCCGGAATAAATTCTATCATTTTTGTAGCATATCCGGGTATTGAAGAAGTTGTTAGCATATCTCCCTTCTTGACCTGTCCTATTATTTTGCACGGTATCCTTCCCACAAGTGCTATAGCACTAACTGTACCTGTTAAGTTTGAATTTAATAAGTGGGCTGGATTGGTTGAAACTACTCCTGCTAGCCTAGCATCTCCATATATTGTTGTTGTGGTGGTCTCAGCATCTCCTCCAAAAATCAATACTGTACCAGCTTCATAAGATTCGTCAGAAGTGTATAACTCTGCCAAGTCAGCATAGGTAGCCTGTAATCTACTACCTGACGATAAAGTCCAATTTCCAGTTACGGTTCCTGCTGCACCTACAGATCCAGTGGTTAACAGATTACCAATAAAACCATCATCGGCTGTTACTGACCCTCCAACTGTTACATCTAGGCCAAAACCTGCTCCACCTGCTACAACTAATGCGCCTGTTGAAGTTGAAGTTGAAGTAATCGGACCAGAAATTGTAGCACTAACGCCTACAATCCCTGTCGCTGCAAGTCCGGTATCTGACGGAACATAACCTAATGCAGTAACAATTTGAGCACTAGTGATGCTGTCAACTATGTTTGCAACAGAGGCTCTAACAGCGGTATTAGCACTTCCATTAATACTAATACTATATTCACCTGTAAGTCTATCTCTAGGAACAGTTCCAGTTGTTAAATTGCCGGCATTGAGTGTCAAGGCTGTGCCAGTTCCGCTGAATGTACCTGTGGTGGTGCCATTGATTGTGGCATTACCAAATACTGTAAGAACAGCGTTACCTGAGCTGTTTGGCACAAGGCGCATTGATTCAAATGTGCTACCGCCGGCATGTGTCCAACTGAAATATTCGTTACCGTTATCGGTGGTTTGAAACTCTAATCTGCTGGCAGCATCGCCATCGCTTGTATTGTAAAAACGGATACTTGCACCATCGGTGTTCATTCCCCAGGTTAAACCACGACCTGTTGTTGACCAGTTTAAATCTCCGCTTAATGTATCGCCTGCTTTTAGTATATTTAAACTAGCTGAACCGGTAACATTTCCAATAACACTACCTGTTACTACGCCTTGCAGATTACCTGTAACATTACCTGCAACATTACCTGCAATGTTTATATTGTATGTTCCAGTTAATCTAGCAGATGGTATTGTGCCGGTTCCAAGATTTGCCGCATTTATATTTGTTATCTGATTACCGTCACCTTTAAGGGTGCCTGTTACTGTTCCAGTAATATTAATACTACCAGTTACACTAAGATCTGCTGTGCCAAAACTATTTGGCGTTAAACGCATCGACTCGTAAGTTGATGCTCCTACAGTATGAGTCCATCTAAAAAATTCATTGGTGTTATCGCTGGTATTAAATTCTAATCTATTATCTGTTGCACCATCGCTGGTATTGTAATAACGAATGCTGGCGCCGTCACTGTTCATTGACCATGATAACCCTCGACCAGAACTAGTCCAGCTGATATCTCCAGATAATGTATCTCCAGATTTTAACATGTTTAGGCTAGCAGCACCTGTTACATTACCTGTTACATTACCGGTTACATTACCAAACAATGAACCGTAAATTCCGTTGTTAACAATCAACTTATTAGACACTGTAACTTCGTCGGCTGCTGTTCTACCACTTAGTGTGGTAGCTTTTAACACATCTAGTGTGGCGGCGGCTGAGTAAATATCTTTCCATCTGTAACTAGGTAAGCCTAATACTGGTCTTTGATTAGCAGGAGTACTTAGTGTATAGTCTGGAACAAATGCTGGAGATAGTATTCCGTCGGCACTGGCTGAATTTGCTGAAATAAATGTAATTGTTGTTGGTGCAACTGTTACTGATCCAGTTAATAATTTTAATTTTATTGCATTTGAAACATCAGATTCTAATGTAGGCGTAAATCCTTCTATCTTAATATTGAGATTATTACCATCTCCAACAACAATGCCGGGAGCTTCTACTTCTAATGCAACTAATTTTCCTAGACTTGTTAGCAGAGAATCAACAACATTGGGTGCTAGAGTTGTTCCTGTAAGAGACTCGGCCGGAACAGGCAATGTAATATTTTCAGTTCCGTTAAACGGTACTGTGTTAATAAGTCGAGGAGTTTCTAATCGTGTTGCACGAGCAGCAACGCCAGAAAATGTTTCGCCAATGATATTGTTAACTACAATTTCATTAAATATGCTGGTACCGGTAACGGAAGTAACATTACCCTGCACGTTACCAAATAAATCAGAATTGATAGTAGTAGCTGAAAAACCTCCCACAGAGTTTCTTGCTACTACCGTTCCAATTGTGTTTTCTGAAGTAGCATTGATATCCCATGTGGTCTCAAATGATCCATCAAACTCAGAACCAATAATAAAATCGCCTGCTTTTAACGGTTGGTTAGTTGCTGCGGTAACTGTAATATCACTAGAACCGTTAAAATCAACTGTGTTAATTTTTCTTGCTGTTTCTAACTTAGTAGCAGAGTCTGCATTACCTTTCAGTGCTCCTGAAAAATAATTTGAAGATTTTAAATTGATACCACGAGTTAATTGACTAAATCCCAGAATTTCAGTTGCGGCATTTATAACAAAATCTTCATTGACAATAATTGCTGTAGTTTCGCCGTTGATTTGTGACAATATTGCTGGTTTGTTTGCTCCAATGCTGTCTTTGATAATAGTGCTAGTCATCTTAGTGACTGCAAATCCTTCAGCAGATTCTGGACCAACTTGGCGCCACACGGTGCCATCACTAACATACAATTGTTGTGTGGTTGTTTTTAACCACAGTCCACCGTTGCTATGGGCAGGTTCAGTTTCTGCTACAGTGGCATTACCAATACTTAACCAGGTTGTACCATTATAAACTTTTAGAGCTTTTGCACCTTTATCATACCATGCTTGTCCACTTAGTGCTCTAGCTGGCGGGCTTGTATTGGCAAAGTTTTCAAGTAGAAAAATAAAGTTTTCGTTTTGAATTTCACCATAGCCGGTATAATTTCTACCAAGTAGGCCTACGGGAGTGCTAGTATCTAAGATACCATCATCAACTATAGCAAGTTGTGTTCCATCGAATCTATTAATTATGTAGGCCATTTATCGCTCCGTATTTCATTATGACACAAATGTCCACGCATTTGCAATTACTTGATATGTTTTTACAATTCTACTGATGTTATATGCAGGTGTAGGAATATCAACATCACTAAACGAAACATCAGTAAGTGCAGATCCTGTGCCCGATGGGGTGTTAAATGTTGCTGTTGATTCATTTAGATAAGAATTTAGGTTAAGCGTTGGTCGAACTTCTGAAACAATTGTACATAAAATTCTAGCAACTGTTCCGTTGTCGTACTCTGCCACCGGAGCAATGGATTCTAGATCGCCGGCAATTTGTTCATTGGTTCTGCCATCGCTAATATCCATTGACAATGCTAATGACTTTGCTTTAATCTGCACATCAACATAATTTTTAGTAGTAGCGTCTGATATTCCTACAGGTTCTCCTATTTCAGTAATTCTAGCGGAACCGTTTAATACAACATTACCTGTTCCGTTAGGATACACTTCGATGTCACCGTTGGCATTAACTGAAGAAATTCTATTGTTATTAACAAATATGTTATCAATGGTAAATTCTGCCTGGACTCCAAATATATTGATACCGGTTGCTCGAGTTACTGCATTTGTCAGTTCGTATGTTGCTTCGCCTTCGTTGTACTTTAATATTTCAACTCCACTAATCCTAAATGATTTACCAGTCTCTAAATCAACATTTTGATTAAAAACCCACGCATCTCTATCAAGACTATAAAAAATTTCTTTATGGCCGCCAGCACCTGACGATCTTAATATAATACCACCGCCGTCTGCTTGTGCGTTAGTTAATATAGAACTATCTGAACTTGTTCCTAATTCAATTAGTTTATTTTCTACTCTTAATGTAGAAACATTAACAGATACCGTATCTCCTAAAACCGTTAAGTTTCCGTTAACTGTTAAGTTACCACCTACTGTAGTTTGACTACTTAAAAATCCGTCATAGATTTTTACAGTTTGAGAACTTGGCTCAATAACTATTGCATCATCTTGTACTGCACCCCTACGAGCACTAAATCTAATAAATTTATTCTGTGCAACGTTTTGTAACAGCAGGTCTCCATTAGTTTCTAATAGCTTAACTTGTTGCGCATTGCCAATTTCAACTCCTAGCGTAACTCCTAACTTTCCGTCAATTACTCCGCTGGTGTCGTTTCTAACATAGGTAGTGTCTAATCTTCCACCTAATTTTTCAGAATTAGTTGCTGTTACATTAAATTTAAGACCAGCAATAGTACTGGCATTGAAACCAGGAATAATAGTTCCACTGAATCCTGAGATCGGAATCTTTGGAGTAAACACTGTTTCACTACTTGAAAAAATACCGATCAATGTTCCGTTATTATATAGACTGGTGATAACCTTGCTTTGGTTTAAAGAATCTAGAATTGTAGTTACACGAATTCCGCTGATACCTTGACTCAGACCGTAACTTGGTCCTAGCAACAAAGTATTCTCGCCGTCATAAAAATACAACTGTTTGTTTGTGTCGTCAAACCATAGATCACCCGGAGTTAACGATGTTGGTTGTGTGGCGGCAATAGTGGCAGAACTAACTGGTTGGAATGCGGTTCCGTTGTAAACTTTTAATTTTAATTCAGTAACATCAAACCAAATCTGTCCTCGAATAGGACGACTAGGTCTTGCTGTGCTGGCAAAATTCTCTAATAGTTTAATTAAATTTTCATTAAATGCTTCACCGAACCCACTGTAATTTTTACCTATAAGAGTAAGATCAGTTGATAAATCATCAATTTGACCATCCGATATTGTGGTTAATGTTGTTCCGTCTGATTTGGTAATTAAATATGCCATATTTTATCTCTTAGAATACTGGTGGTCCTGAACGGATAATATAGTTCAATGTTAGATAGGGATTCATAATTGAAAAACTCTGTCCCAACTGTGTTGTTGTATAACCTAATACTCCTCCGCTGCTTGGAAGATATTGCATTTGTCCAGGTGTTGTAGGACCTCGACCTAAGAAGGCTCCTTCTCCTGGCTCGATACCCGGAGGACTTGCTGTGTCTAATCGAGTTGCATGATATTGATTACTGCCTTTAGTGCCGGCGTCATTGAGTGCTTTAAAATCGTGTTCATGTTGCGGAATATTAGTTGCGGTTAAAGTGTTTCTATAATCGCCGCTTGCGCCGCCTAGCGTTTGTGCCTGTATATCATCGACTCTAGGAACTAATGTTGCAGATCCTGTACCGCTGCCTACTCCTGTTGCAGTAAATGTAGTGCCTATTGTTGAAGAACTGGCTCCGATACTTGGCCAATTAGTTGATCCAACACTTGAAATTGTGTATCGGCGACCAACAACAAAATTTCCTGCAGGAATGGCTTCGCTACCTGGAAGGCCGCCGCCTGCATCTATAAATCCGCCACCCAAAGGAACAGTGTTATTATTATTCATGTCGTGTTTGCCGAGTGAGAAACGACCTCGCATATCGGGCAACACAAAGGTTAGACCTGCTTGACCCCTAAACGGTGTGCCATAAATTGTTCCTATAACATTGTACAATGTTAGATACTTGGCAATTTCTTGCTCACTGCCGTCACATAATAAATAACCATAAGGGGCTGCGGATCCGGCAAACGGCAAAATTGTGCCAACAGGTACCCCGAGATCTCCAACAAATACATCTCTAGTTTCTTTTAATAGTCCTTCGCCTGCCCTAAAAACCAGCACAAAATCATCAGCTTTTGATACATTAGGGCTAGGTTGAACTTTACTGGAAATAATACCAGAAGTAATAACTGTATCAAAAGTTTTTGTGGTTCCGCCAACTTGTCCATCAAATGTAATATTTGCAGAGGTTACATCTCCCTGCATCTTAAAAGTTGTTGGAAAGCGCAAGTTAGTTGCTGTAGTAGCATTACCAATAATGTTACCTTCGAGTGCTCCGACTAAAGTATCTGCAATAAGAGTTTTAGTTCTAACAGTATTCCATCTTCTTGTTAAACTTCCACTATCATATTTTTCAGTTTCTCTTGGTTCAATTGATGTTATAATAGTTTGACCGTAGACATCGATATTTTTTCCAATCAATGCATTTTTAGTTACAGCAATACCTCCGGCTGTTCTAAAACTACCGTTACTAAAATTAGTGCTTTCAGTAATATTGGTAAGAATTAAACTTCCGTCGGTTTTAATATTTCCGCTAACAACCAGTGCTTCGTCGGGTGCAACTACATTAATACCAACCGTATTGTTAACAATTTTTAAAACAGTATCAGGAACACCGTTTCTGTTAGTTTGTAAATCAATACTGGCGCCGGCCGTAGCATTGTATATTTTTGCGGCAGTTGACGATGCCGTTAAACTAAATGTTCCATCAACTCCAATAGTAAGACCAGAATTATTTCTAATATTAAAATTTTGTTCTGTTGTATTAGTTGTATCAGATCTTAAAAATTTTGCGGCGGCAACCGCAGTGCCGGCAACATTTAAAGCATCTGCCGCTATTGCTGTTCCGTAGAACTTTGGAAGAAAACCGCCATCACCAACATCCAAACTGGTAATATTAATACCTGTCTTAATTGCTGCAAATCCGTTGATAGAATTTTTAGGAGTAAAGCTATCCTTGCTGATAATAATAATTGGTTTATCTTCTACATAAAAAGTTACAATAACTCTATCAAAGTTATCACTATCAATAATAGACTCTACAACAGGCCCAGATTGTAAACCTGTAGAAAAGTTAGGTCCAACTAGAATCCAACTTGATCCAGAGAATACGTATAGCTGTTGATTAGTAGTGTCTACCCACAGTTCACCAACTTTAGCAGATTCTACTGAAGGTTCACTAGTGCTTTTTTGAATATTACTGGCTGCTTTCCATTGGGTGTTGTCCCAAATTTGTAAAATACCTTCAAGTGAGTTATACCATAGTTGTCCCTCAATTGGGTTGGTTGGGGCTGAGCCGCCGGCAAAATTTTCTAACAATGCTAAAAAGTTTTCGGCAATAATTTGTCCGTAGCCGGTGACATTGCGACCCGGAAAATCTAAACTTGTGTCTGCATTAGAAGTATTATCATAGACTGTGATAGGAGTCTTGTTTTCTCTGTCGGTAAAATTTACAATATATGGCATTTATTATACCTCTGTGAAGCCAGTTAAGCTCTGTACGCGAATTGTATAATCTACCTGAAGTAATCTATTCAATGATTTTTGTACAGGATGGAATACTACATGAGTGAGCAATTTACCTTCTCCATTTGGATTATAACTCTTGAGGCCTAATTCGTCAAACACATAGCTACCGCTCATATCAACACTGTTGTCAAAGGCTTGTTGTCCCACAGGCTCGCCATAATCTAGTAAGCAGCTAATAACAATATCGCTATAAGTTGCTCCGCTGATATGGCGGATTTCCATCTTGTTTCTCGTAGGGTCTACATTTTCTGTGGCATTTTGATCAACAATTTTAGCATAGGTTTGGTTATATAATCCAGTATTTACACCCACAGTATTCGGTGTTAAGTAGGTAATTAATCCAGTAGGATCAACTGTTGTTCCACCACTGCCAAATGCCATTTGATAAATCCAGCCTTGTCCTTGATTGCTTAGGCTATTGACCATAGCAACACTCATATTTTCATAGTGAATAGCATTGCGCTTGTCTTGAAATACTTCACCGGTTTCTGGGTCAAAAATCTTAATGTGGCCTTCAAAATGCCAGCCCGCGGTCTCGTTGGGTTGAGAATTTTCCTTTGGTTTTTCGTTTTTCATAGTTGATTCACTTGTGTTTTTCTGTTCCATAGTATATTTATTCAGGCAGTTCGGTGCTCTTTTGTTTTAAAAATTCAGAAATAGAGCTTGAGTTTTTCAACAATGTAACACCCGAAGAAGCTGTTGTTTCGCCTCGATCATACCAAGTTTTACCAATTCGTCTAATAACAGTGATACGGGTTCCTGCAGGAATTGTAGATGTTAATCGAATGTAATCGTTTACTCCGTCAACGCTGAACTCAGCTTCTAGCACAATATCAGCTTGCGGACTAGTGATGTTGACTGTTTGATCATAGACTGTTACAGGATCTTTTCTTAGACGCTTGCCTCCTGCAAAAACTTCTATTTGATCACAAGGCTCGTATCCTGTTGGGATTGTTGTTCTTGTCCATGTTGATCGTACAGCAGCTTTGGGAACATAATTTAACGGGCCAATCAACAAACTGCTGCCGTCGCTGACAAAGTCTAATCTTTCTTGACTTTCATTGTACGGAAGATTTTCAACTCGACCAACATCAACTACACTACTACCCAATGAGTGTATTTCCTTGATTGCTGTTCCATTGATTCCTCTTCTCAGTTGTGACAATGTTGTTGTTGTTTTCTCAAAATAGTCAATGCGTTCTCCATTGATATACACAGTACCTGGAATATTTCTAGATTTGATCGGTTCAAATAAATTAGTTGTGTCTGTAACACGAATTATTTGATCATAATAATTTAAATCTTGAGATAAAGTTACTGCTTTGTCAATGCTAAAACGATTGAAATGATATATGTTTAACATATCCTTAAACACTTCATATGCTAATGGAGCACGCCTTATGTAATTGCCAAACTGTACTATTTTAATTTCATCGGTAATCAATGTTGTTGTTTTTAAATAAACAACATTTCTCGGAATAGACACTGCATAATCTTGTTCCTGTGTTAGTCTTCGGCCGTTTTTATATATCCAGATATAGCTGGCGCTGACTGGTTCTCTTGCCAATTGATATTGAACTTTTCCTCCGGTATACTGATCAGAAATAATATTCATGCTTGGATATTCGCTGAACCAGGTAACAATAATTTGATCGCCTTCTTGCAGTGTAGTTGTACTATCGTTTTCTACAAAACTAGTTCCGTTAAAAACAATGTTATTTCCTGTAAAGGTGTATTGACTTCTAATATCTATAATAATTTTAATTTCATCATTAATTGCTAGTACTTCAGTGTCAACTGTTACAGTATTCTCGTTTCCATCATAAACATAATCAAGAATGTTCCTCTTTAATTCGCCATTAATATAAACTTGGATGTTAGATTGTGTGGCAGTATTAGGTGCTTCTAACGGATCTTTGCCAATTGAGATAACATTATTGGTTCCATTGTAGACTATAAATTCAGTATCAACACCTTTTAATTGTACTCCGTTAACTTCAACTAGGATTGCTCCGGATGCACTAGCCCTTGTTAAGTTTACAAACTGATCTAGATCATAACTTAATGTACTGCCGTCAAATGTTAAAGTTTGTTGATTAACTCTTACTACAGAACTTCCTGTTGAATCAACATCAGCATTGGCTCCTAGGCAAACAATTTTTACAATCTGTCGTCGTTCTGGTTTGTTGGCAAACTGTATTAATGTTTTGTTTGTAATATCTAATACTTCAGAACTATTGATAGGCAATGCGTCAACATCAACGCCATCAACGGTTACAACCACTGATGCAGTATCAGCAAAATTTGCTCTAGTTAAGAAAAATAATGTATCGCCATCTGCTTCAAATTCTTGATAATCAAGCAGCGCAGCACCACCAATTCCAATAGAAATAATTTCAATCACTGAATCTCTAATTGGAGCATTAGTAAATACAACTTCATTGGTGTTGTAATCTATGATATATTCTATACTACTATCTGCATTAATTTCATATTTTACTTTATCGACATAGACCATTACAGATGCGCTGTCAAGCACAGTTAGCCCAATAGCAAAACGCTTATCTCTTCCATTGCTCTTTAATATACGAGATTGCAATGGTGTTGCACCAGTCTGAACCGTATGGAATACCTTAATTGAAACACTGTCAATAACCTGTCCGGGAATATTTTCTTCAGGAGCAGGCACTTGATCAGGGCTAATAAATTTACTACCATCAACTACAATATCTTCTGCTGCTGTACCTGTAGCAGTAATATAGGCTCCGCTAACTGCACTCAATGATCCGCCTGTTATATTTGTATCAATAATATTAATATCAGTGATATTAACTGTGCCATCACTGTCCATAGGACGGAATATTAAAGTGTCGCCATTTTCAATTTGAACATATTGTTGTATATCAATACTGTTAGTTGAACCATCTCCTATCACTGTAGGCATTATTGCAGAAAGATTAGTAACTCCTGCTCCGCCAAAGTTTACATCATCGATACGAATTGTACGAGATTCTTCTATGCCTTGATCGTAGACTACAACTGGTGCTCCAGCTGAATCTAGTGTGTCAATACTTCTTGGAGATCCCAATCCACTACGCTTTAGATATACCGATAACTGTTGTCCTATTGCCGGGGTAAATGGTAATAAAATTGTTAATTCTTCCCATACATTTGGAAACTCAACTGGGGGTTTGTCAATATTATCGATTACTGCTCTATAGTGTTTATTTCCAAGCTGGACCACTGAGCCTAATTTCCAAATCAGTGCTCGGCTGTCAAATCCTGTTGCTGTGTACTCTTGACTATCAACTACATAATAAAAATCTGCGTTTGGTTCTACAGAATCCCAAGTGTCGGTAAACCACGGAAGTGCATCCCAACCACCCGAAACATCAAATGTAGTGCCTTGAATTTGAACTCCACCGAAGTCAATTCCGGTCATTAGTTGATTAATTTCTTTACCTATCATTCCTCTAGTTGGACTGTAATATTTGTTAATTCTATCAACTGCTTCTAAAATATCATCAGCTTTTTCATAGTCAATTACAATAACTGCACCAGCAATTGGCAATGCGGTTAATTTTAATTTGCCTCTTAGCAGACTATATTCATCAGTGCTAGATTTATAAAATGTAATTTCATAATCACTGTCTAAAATAATCTCGTCATTGACAATTACAGAAATTTTTGTTTTATCTCTTGTTGGAGGATAATTTAATTCAAAAATAGCAGTGAATCCGTCAGCAACGAATTCTTGACTGTAGGTATATTCTGCATAGGTTCCCTCTTTGGTAATTCTATCAAATTTAACTGTAAGATCAAAAGTTCTTGTTTTGCTGTCACCAATGATGGCCACAGCTTTTGCAATACTAGTAGATGTGCCGTTACCACCAACAATACTAACTGATGCTGAGGTATATCCTGTGCCAGCAGTTAACATTTTAATTCCAGAAACAGATCCGTTGGCAATATATGCTTGGGCACTGGCTCCCGAGCCGTCTCCTGTGATTACAACACGAGGAGCTGCTTTATAATCTGCACCTGCATTGGAAATAACAATTTCAGTGATAGAATATGTATGATTGTCTTTCCACCATTTGTAAGGATAAATGTCAATAATACTAGAATTTTCTAGTACAGGAAGTATTTGTCCTTCTTTGACATCGTATGCAGGCGGTACATCAAAGTCTGTTATTGCTGCTCCTTGACGATCAATATCGGTGTATCTACTGGTGTATTCTCTAATGGTTGTTCTAAAAGGTTTTACTTCTTCTAGATAATTTTGGAAACTGGCTAAGTTATCATTCTTATAATTAGTCTTTTGTTCTAGATCTCCAATATTATGTATTGCATTTAAGAAGCTGGTTTTAAAGGCCCAATCAACATATAACTGCTCTGAGAATATATAACGAATGCTGGCAAAGAATAATTTATTCCATTCTGCTCGTAGATCGTCAATAAAGATATTTTCCTTTAAAGCAGCAAATATAAATCTTAATTCTTGTGTTGGTTGATTATCGTAGGTAACTTCGTCGTAGGATCCTTGGAAATCATAGACCTTAACATTATAAATTTCTTCGTTAATTTTAATTGTGCCGTTTTCTCGACCAATTAGAATATAATTACCAAGGATATCGCCGTTGCCGTCTGTAACTCTTTCAAGTAATGCCCAACCGCCGTTTGCATATTCTTTAATCTTAACAATGTCGCCAACGGTTATTTTAATTGTAGGTTCAAGATATAAATCTAATATTTCTTTTACGATACGAGTCACAGAACTGTAACCAGTAGCATACCAATCAATGTAGGTCCAATATTTGGTCGTGTCGTAAGATTGTACTGTGCTCTTGAAGAATCCTTCTCTAACGCTGTCCCAGAAATAGATAGCCCAGTAATTGTTATAGGTTATGTCATTTTTAACTAACACAGAAAAGTTTCTTACTGATACATCAGCAGTGGTATATTTTCTACCTTTCTGTACAATTGTAACTGAGGTAATTCTACCTTGAAGATCAAGCGTGACTGTAGCTTTGGCTCCTAATCCGTCACCGACTATTTTAACCGGAGGTGCTGTACGATATCCAAATCCTGCATCAATAATGTTAATTGTATCAATTTCACCATCAACAATATTTGCACTTAACACTGCTGGGCTAATTCTAACAATGCCCACTTCTGCTAATTCAACAGAGGTATCCACTGTTATATCATAAAGATTTAGTGCTGCATTAGGAATCTCTTCAATTTGATTTAGATTTTCAAAATCGATTAAATCAGCAAAAGGTCTAGTTGAAAGAATATCATTACTTCTATCGATTGCAATTTTTAATGCTGTTCCACGATCAACAAACAGTGTTTGTATAGGTCTAAAGGCTAGACCGTAACGCTGTTTGGGTAACAATGTAGGATCAGGAACTGGATTACCTGCTTGATTGAATCCAACAAGACTGTCAATCCATTTTTGCTCTAGCGCATTGCTAGGCAAACTATCTGCAATTCCTTCAGTCAACAACTGATACTCAGTGTGCGTAGCATTAGGTCTGCGTTCTGAATTGTAGTATTCAATGTTTATTAACGCAGAGTCGCCTGTGATAACTGAACTTAGATTGTAGGTTAAAAACTTGTCAGTGTCAATGATAGCAAGGATCGGGGTACCGTCGCTGGCAGGATTTTCAATTAAAGACGCAATACTAGAGGCTGAGATATTTCTTCCCGTTACACCTGTAGGAATGATTGTTTTATTCTTAACCCAGAAATAATATTTTGTTCCAAAAGACAGACCTGTATTAGGATTTGTAAATCTCTTAATAGAGTAGGCTGCATTACTATAGAGAGGTTGTCCAGAAATACCTGCTGACAATCCATCTGTGGTGTCTGCCATCTTAGACCAATCAGTTGGGCTCATTGAGCTTTCAACCCACTCGTAAATGTCAATACTAGCACCTGGCGCAAGTTGATTCCAGTTACCAGCTCTATAGGCAAGATCCCCTTGCTCATAATGTGCCCATTTGGCTGCGCTGATGTTCCACCAAATTACCCCAACATTCTTTTCAAACCAGGCTTGGTCAGCATCAACTTCAACTTCAGTAGTACCGTTGGTATAGGTTGCTGGATCGTATAGAGTTTTGAATTTGATTTCTTGTTCTGCACGACCAAGAATTTTTAATTTGTTTACATCAATAATATCTAGGTCTGCAATCTTTAGATATTTTTCATCGTCATAAACTGCTACACTCTTTAGAAGATCGATATTCACCATAGGTGATTCTTCTGCAAGAATTGTAAAGCTGTCTTTGGTAACATCTTTTCTAAATATTCTAGTCATACCAACTTTTGTACCAGTTGGGGCATAACTTGGTGAGCCTGTTACAATCACAGATGCTGTGCTGTCTAACGAATATCCAAATCCTTCGTTGTCTAATAGATCAGCTTCTAGTTTTTCAGATAGGAAGTAGGTTTGATCTTTAAGTTCAAACACATAGACCTGACCAGGATAGCCTTGGTCTTCTGAGAATGTTGTGCGGCCGCCATCAAATCGTGTTCTGGCAGATAGGTCAAAGCGTGTTGACAGTTTGTAAGGAGTATTCTTTGCTCCAACTACTACACGCTCACCACGCTCACTTATGGAAACACTAAAACCAAATAGTTCATTGTTGTAAATTTCATAACTTTGAAGTTTTTGTTTTAGTCTATATTCTGGAATTGTCGAATCGGTGTCATATCTAAAGATGTAGACACTACCTTGATTTTGTAAATTAATATCTGCCTGCGGACTAGAGATAGCAATGGTATTGCCGGAGTTATCGATATCAATTGCAAATCCAAATAAGTCTCCAGAATTAATTATTTCATCTGGAGCCAAATCACTAACATCAGGCAAACTACCTGCGTTAATTGTCTGCATTAGACTATAGAAACCATAGGCATTCATCTTATAAATGTATACTTTACCAGATGTTGCATCTGATACAGCTTCAACTAATCCCCATGGAGATCCCGATACAGGATTTGCTCCTGTTGAAGATGCAGAAGCTAATCTATAATAATTGCCGGTCCATTTAACTACATCTCCAGCTACATATGTTTGATAGCTATTCCAGATGCCTCTATAATTAGTAAAATATTGTCCGTCGCTGATTGGAGATCCCACTACTAATGTCATACCGTCTCGGCTCATAGTCATACTGGTTCCAAATCTGTCACCGTCTTTAACTAGTTCAGCAACTTGGTCAGCAATCAAGGAACCGGCCGTTGGATCTGTACTATCATCTTCAAGTGCAATATTTGTAGGCAATGAGCTTTGGGTTGATATAGGATCTAATCGTGTCCACTGATTTGAATTGATAGAAATGGTACTACCGTCACCTGTTTGATCTTCTAGAGATTGCCATAGTGCGTTGTTGTACCATACTATAGCGCCAGCTTCGTAAAATCTAGCTCCGGTGTTATCATAGACTCCTTTGAAGTTTTGATTTTCAATTAGTTGCCATTCTTTAGCAATGTTAGGATATTTTCTAATTATGGAATTACCCATGTTTAGAGTTGCCGATGAGTAATAATAAAGTATACTAGAAGTATTTTCTGTTACTGTAATTTGAACTTTTCTAGTTGTAGCGGTAGTAAATCCTGCAATATACTGTGCCTGGGTAACTGTACGATTGTCTAAAAGGTAAGTAACTCCTGTGGTGTATAATGTGCCGCCGCCTAGAACTCCGCTGATATTATCATTGCTGAAATTTAACGGATGTTTATTAGTTACTGTGCCATCGACTGGGTTAGGATAATAAACATTGCTGAGATCTGTTTGATCAAATATGTAGGTATTGCCGACCAGCAACGATAGATTAGGTCTGTATTGTTCATTGATGTAATATTTAGAACCTGAGTCCATTCCCTGAGGAGGGGCGACTGTTACTTTATAGATTATAGTTTCTGAAGTATCAGCAATTAATGGAGCATATTTGTAAAGATATATTCGGCCTTTGTTATTTTCTGCACCCGGTGCAGAAATAGCCATATAGTAATTACCAGAGTCAACACCTATAGTTATTTTAGAACCAAACTGTTCGTTGGCATTTTGTCTTGGGCTTACAAAGCTGTATCGTTCAACCCAATTCTGCCCGCCCCATTCGTATAAAGATACTGCGCCCTGTTCTAGGTAGCCAGTATTAGAACCTTGTTGATTTGCTGTGATAATCAGGGCTGGTTCCCAATCTTCCATTGTGGCATCGATTCTAGCAAAGGTACTATCAACTCCAACTCGAGTACTATCGACTCCTGTATAATCTTGTGCATAGATATCAACTTTGGCTCTCCATAATTTTCCTTTGTGTAAAACTATGTCGCCTTGGAAATAATCTAAATCACTATTATAAATTTCTTGATAATCTGATTTAATTCCAGTAGCCCTTGGACTACCAATAGCCAACCATTTACCGTCTGGACTTACTGCAAGACTTTCTCCAAATACTCCGTTGGCGGCTGCGCTGATGCTGTTGGGTCTTTCAAAAGTTTGTAAAGGTTTTAATCCATCTACTCTTTCTAAATAAGAAACTACAATATTACTTGCTGGCATCGCTGAGACAATCTGAGTTAAGATGTCAATATACAACACAGAACTACCATTACCTAAAGGTGTAGTTGTTCCATATTCTGAAATTTCAGTAGATGCAAATAGTTTTTGTTTTTCAGAAACTTCCCAATTACCATTTATGTTATTGTCTATCCAAAACTTAGCACCGCTAGTTAATGTTGCGGCTATGGCAAGATCAACTGATTGATAATCAGTAAATCTAGCGGAACTAAACAATTCTAAATTAATAACAGTGCTTGTTTCCCATTTTGGTTCTTTAGCATCTTTACTAATTTGAATCACTATGGTTTTTCTATCAGGAACTTCTGTAATCTTATAAAAGCCTTCTAGATTTTCAATATTTCTAATACCAAAGATATCTCCTACTGCTAGACCATGTGTTCTACCTAGTACAATTTCAACTCGTGTTTTAACTACATTAACATCAGTAACTAACAACAGTCTAGAAATATTGTATCGCAGTACAGTCCAAGAATTGTTATAAAAAGTAATCCATACATGAGAATTTTCTTCAAAATCTGCAATGTTTAATGCTAAGATGTCATCATAGTTTTTAACAGCAAAATCAACATCAAAAGAATTTACATATCCTGCTGTTCGAGGAGTTAATTTATATTTCTTAACAGGATTGATATTAGCTGTAAAAGGTATTGGGGCAATTGTAAAATTCTTTTCAGGTACTCGCATGTACAAATCTAGTACATCTGTGCTGGAATCTGTAGGTGCAATAATCACTGGCTGTGGATTAATTTTAAAATCATTCTTTAAGATTCTAAATTCAGTTTCATTAAACTGATCAGTGCCGCCTAGTCGACCAACACGGAATGCCCATTCTTCATTGAGTTCGATACTGCCAGTATTGGTTCTGCTTAGTTTGTCAAATACTTTAGTGATAGCATTTGCTGTGCCTTTTTCACGGATAAATCCTTGGTACAACTTAAACTGGCTAACGGCATCTTCGGCCATGTTCTGCAAATATTCTCGTGTTTGATATCCAATAACATGGCGACTTAGGTCTCGTTGACTGCTACCTAGTCCGTCAGCATCAACATCATAGTAATCTTCAAATTGATTAATTCTATAATCAAAGTTTGCAACCAGTCCTTTAGTAGGAGTGGAATCTAATTTTTCCCAGATTGTTGTATCAAATAACTCAGCGCCTTGAACATTTTGTTTACTAACCCAGTTGTAGGATTTGTAGGAAACAATGTCGCCTAATCTGTAATCAGTATAAGGACTCCATTGTTGAATGTTTACATTGTCAAACAAGAATCCAGGACTGGTATAATCGCCGTCCCAATCTACTGTACGGAATCCACGACTCTTGATACGCTCTTGACGATACCCTGTAGTCTTGTCATAGATAACATCATTGAAAACTGTGCGGTCATCAAATACTGTGATGTGTTCTTTAAGAACAAAATAAATTTTGATAAAATAGATGCCTTCGTTGGTGTTAACTGTACTGACTGTTACTGCTTGGAAGTCTCGGTTAACATTTAAGAATATCGGTAACAGTGGTGCTCCGTCGCTTTTAAAAATTTGATAGTCATAGAAACTGTCAAAGAGACTGTCGGCAACTCCCAACGGAATTTTCATATCGACTTGGCTGGCGCTTGGGCTTAGTGTTAATAGAGATCCCACTGCCCAGTTATGCTTGGTCCAGAATAGGAATTCTTTACAACTGGTTCCCCAGTTATAGGCTACTTGATTTTCTGCATCATATCGATCAAAGCTGAATCCTTGTGTTTTTAGATAGGCTTGATAACCTAGCAAGAAATCTACCACGCCTTGGATCTTGGTAATAACAGTTCCGTAGTAGAGTTGTATCGGTTTTAGTTGATTGAATGTTTTTCTAAAGTAAGCTTCAACTCCGCCAGCCACTGGTAACTTGGGTAAAATTTTCCAAAGACTCTTATCAAATATTTCAGTACTAGTATGAGACTTTAATGCACGATAAAATGTATTTTGAGTTCTTACAACATCACCGTTGCTGTAAACTTTGTCTGCGGCCCAGTCTAAGAAAGATACGCTAGTGCCTCCTACCGATGTCAACGGATCGCTGCTGCTGGCAATAGGTTTAAAATAATTAAAGTAAGGTTGTTGATTATCGTAGCCTTTGATTTTCCAGCCTTCGGCTAATTTTTCAATCAACACTCCACTATAGGCAATACCTATCATTGGAACACCTACATTAAAAATTACATCGTAATTTTCATTTGGCACATAGACACTGCTGGATGTTGCACTTGGATTTTTACTATCTAACAAATATTTCTGTTCTGTTTGATCAACAAATCCGGACATTCTTGTAGAAATTTTAATATCTAGATTATTTAATCTTGTTAAGAATACTTGCGGGTCTAGATTTTTACTACGAACATAACTAGAAACAAAAGTTACCAATCCTGAAAGTTGTGTGCCGCCTACCACAGGAACTAACAAATTTGAAATCTTTGAAAATACACCAGATTCAGCTGATACTGTTTGTCCAAGTTGATTCACTGACATTCTAGATCGATCAAAACTATCTGTAATAAATTCGAATGGTTTTAACAGGCATAGTGCTGAAATTACAGAAAAAGGCCATTCGCTGCTAGATCTCCACGCAGCTTCTACTGGGCTAACATCGCCTGGTCTATAATCACCTTGATTATTAATTAAAGTAAAGTCGTTAGCAACTCCGGAATCTAAAGGACTCAATAGTCTCCCGTCGCCGTCTGTAGGAATATGATTTAAAATACTAGGTCTTGCATAACGATCATGTGTGCCGGCACGAGCACCTTGACGAATAACACCGTCACGGATATCTTCCCAAAGAATTAAGTTGCCTCTAGTGTAAGGTGCAGGTCCATATTCACTTTCCCACCATGTTGGCTTTTCACTGAATCCTAAAATTTCCCAAGGGCATGTATGTGGGCGATCAGTGTCATAGAACCATTGGTATACTCCTCTCCAGTATCCTGGTAAACTTTGCTGTCTAGTAGGATCTGTCATGTTACTGTAAGTATAGGTAAAACTATTCTGAGTGTCAAGGTACTGATCGTTATTTGTGTAATCAATATCGGTATTAGATACCCAGCGTAAGAAATCCTGCAGGATAATAGCATCTAATTCTGGTTTTGTGTATAATGCATTTCCATAGTATCCGCCAAATACTGTGTCAATGTCAAAGATATTTTCGTTATATTCTTGTTTAATGTTGTTGTAAATTCTTAATTCTAATTCTAAAATTGCATCATCTCTGTAATCATCATAGGCAGCGGTAATACTACCATCATGTCCTTGTATTACTAAGCGAGGAGTTACAAATGTGTCATCAAGATAAATTCTTGGCAAGTACTTTTTGTACAGGCCTAGCTTGGTAGGAGTTGACGGAATATAGTTAAACGCTGTTGACGAATATTCTCTAATTACAATTTGATCGCCTTCGGTGAGTGTTAATGAAAGTCTAACAAATCCAAATGTAGCGTCAAATACATAGTCTGTTCCGTGAATTAATTGTTCGCCATTACGGTAAACATAGACTGCACGACGACTGAGTTCTGTAAGATTAAAAGTTTGACTTAGTGCAAATACTTTTATTCCTTCGTCTTCGACTAGATATATAATGTCAGCGTGAGCACCATTTCCAACCATATCGCTATCTGCAAACGGGTCCGACGAGTCTTTTGTTATGGTCATTGCCGCAATGACTTCGTCAACGAAATCAACCACATTATCTAACGGCATGGCTTCGGCGATTCTTTTTAAAAATTCATTTTTAAAATTGCTGTAAGATCGTAAAGAATGTTGAATAGACTTTATGATGTTAATATTTTTATCGCAGAGCAAAGACACTGCCATTGGTGCAATGCCGGAATGCTTTAAGAAACGCATACAACGATGTTGATAACCGTCAATATTTCTTAGATTGCTATTGCCAGGGTAAACGCCTGAAAATTCTGTTTCAATTTCAATTGCTGACGACAAATGATCAATTGCTTGCCCTAGAGTAAACGCTGTTAGATTGTCATTTAACGGATTCTTTTCTAGGCCGTGTGGTATTTGATAGTATCCCTGATCTGGATCAAGGTCAATGTAGATCTTGATAGATACTACATCATTTACTGCAAATGCCTTAATAAAAGTAAATGTTCCATTTTCTCTAGTGTAACTATCTAAATGTCTTTGTCCGTTTAGATAAAAGATAACTGTAGACGGAAGAATACTAAACGCTGCCCAGTCAACTGTTGACAGTGTGACTTGATTTGTTACTTCAGTAACAACTACGCTATCTAAAATTGGCTGCTGATAATCGTTGTCTGATTTAACCCATCCATTGGCAAATTCATCAAGCGGATTAAATCTATAAAATCCGGTGTTTAAATTTTTTGTTAAAGTCTCTTGGTTAACAGAATAAGAAAAACTGTCAAGATCAAGATTGTATGTGAATAAAATATCCCCAACATTGTCAATGTTTAAGTAGTCTAGGCTGAATCCTAATTCACTGTCAGCAATGCTATTACCTATTTTATAACTTAGTATCGGTGATCCAATAAATGTTGACGACGGATATGTTGTTGTATCCGAAAAACTAATACCGTTGTTGTCAAATAGATCAAATAAAGGCATTTGATTAGCTTTGGTCTTTTCTTGACTAGCTGTCCAATTAACGCCGTTAAAATGATACATTAGGCCTTTATTAACATTTCCGCCTCTTACCAACACTCCTTCTCCTAAAATAGGATCAGAATCAACCGTTGTCTTTAATGTAATTTGTCTAACATTGTTATGTGTTATAAAATTAACCTGATAAATTTTGTTATTAGCAAGGCTGTCTGTGTCGGCAACAAATAAAACTCTGGCACCCTGATACAAGAATTCACCGTCGATACTGTATCCTTGACTACCTTCAATAGTAGAAAAAATATCAGTTGTAAAAGTGTCAATAAAATCTACAGAAGTTTTTGCAATACTACCGTGATTAAATAATTGTAGATTTGATCGAAACTCAATAATAGGGCGCTTGGCTCTAAAGCTGTCTCCCGCTGCAAAGTCGGTGCCGTTTAATTTATGCGCCTGCTCAAGAGTTGATTTATGAAACCAACGATTGTAACGACTCCACGGATTTGCATCGATACTAGATCTACAAATTGCAATATAATCTTTTTCTCCAGGATAAGAAGTAGCATCATCAAATGGTTCTGTATCAAATCCTGTATTGTCAAAAATTACTTCAGGGATCTGGCTGGTAATAATCGGTACTGTTAAATCCGAAAATTTAATTAGAGTTATTTCTCGGCCAACTTTTTCCACTAACCAATTATCCTTAGCGTACTTTGTAGGAGTAACTTTTCCGGCAAATCGTACAATTAGGCCGTTGGTAAATTCGACACCGTTGCTGCTGGTATAGGTTTGTTTGCCAAGAATTTCTTTATCAATATTAATGCTAGTATTTTCTTCAATATCTTGGATTAGAAATCGACCGAACCTATCGGGATTAATTGCACTTTGATAGTAAAGAATATCTGGTGCATCTAATGGAACTTCAAAGGTAACAGTACCGTTGGTTGCGCCATTATTAGTTACTCCGTTAAAATAATCAAACTTTGATGTTTGTACATTTTCATCTACAAGTTCCCACTCTGGGCCTTCAACAATTGTGCCATCGATGCTGGCGGTAACAAAGGTCAATGCTCTCCACAATTTGCCATCATATACTGCAAGTTGATTAGGAATATAAGGAAGGAAAGGATTGTATTTTAAACTGCCTGTATCAAAAGCTGTTCTAATGTAAAAACCTTCTCTAGGACTATTAACTGCAAAATTGTATGTTTGTCCTCTATACAAGGTCAGTGTAGGATTATTTGTTGCACCGTCTGGATAAAATATCCATGTCGATGTTGTACCCTGACGAACTCGATAGGTACTGGTGATTGCATCTCCTTGTCCAAGAACTTTAACACTTGGAGGGCCGCTTGGAACCCAATAGTACTCACGGAAGTTTACAAACTTATCCCACTCAATAGGAGGATTCCAGCTGTAATGATCTTGACTGGTAATTAAATCGTCACGCTCGTTAAAATTGTTGAAAAATCTAAGTTGATTTTTAAAGTCGATGTAGTCGTAGAAATTTTCAATATTACCTCGATCATCCGATAGCACTACTCCCGGTTCTAGTTGATATCTACTGCGTAGTGTATTGTCACTGTCAAGATAAATGTCAGATCCTTTGTAGGTCTTGCCATATCTACGACCAACATATCCTACAGTTTTTTGTAGAACACCCGGCTGGACCAAGGGGTCAATGACTCCGGCCATAAATTTACTGTTTGTTTCAGTTTTAAAAACCTGAGGAAGTAAATCTACTGTTCTTCGAATCGGTAGTCCGCTTTCTGGGAAAATTTCATTTGCCATATTCTACAATTACCCTAAATTTGTTGATGATATAACTGCCGTAGCATCTACACGAATTTCACTAGCGGTGATTGCTGTTACAATAACAATATCATCTACAGTTGCACCGCTGACAAAAATTTCATCGTTGGCACTTTGAATTTCAAACAGACTACCAAAACTCTGTGTTGGTTGTCTAGGAACAATTACCAAGTTACTTAGATCTGGAGTGACTGCATTTGTGATGTATGTAATCAATTCGCCAAGATAAAATCTATCACCGAAGTCCCAGTTAGCTACATCAAAGAAATCGTTAATTGCTGAAATGATTCTAACTTTAAGATCGTTGTCATTGATTGTTTTATTTGGATTTTTAACAATCTTAAATTGTGCTTGCAGAGCATAATCTGCTGTTGAACCAAAAAGCACTTTATAGTTCACTGGATGGTATATTACTTCATCGCTAATTGATTTAATCTCGCCTAGTGATGATCCAAAACTAATACGCAAACTGTCGCTGTTAGGAGACTCTGGTCTTGTCGCTAGGCCGCCGCTCAAAAACTTTCTAAATTCAGTATCATAACTTCTTGTTAATAAGTAAACATCAATAATATTACTAACACTAGGATCAATTCTGCGATCAACATTAGCATTGTGAATATATTGAAATTTTAGTCCAGAACGACCGATATTTGCTCTATAGCCAGATTCTAGTATTAGACTATTTGATGCCAAATCTACTCGTTTAACACGATCTTCTGCACTGTCATAGAAATAAATTAATTGCCCGTCATCAAACTCGTTAACATTAATTTGATTTTCATTCTGTCTTACAAGTATTAAATCAGTGCTGTTATCAAAATAAGTATAGACGATGTTGCCAAAGCTGTCTACTACTTCTGTAAAAAATAGATAATTTAGGGCTTGGTCAGCACCTACTATCTGTTCAAATGCATCAGCGTTGTCAATAACACCATCATCGTCGCTGTCGCTGAATGCAACCTTAATTTCTTCTGAGCTTTGATATCCGTCTTCAAACTTAATAGAGTCGTCAACTTCAAATACAAGATCTTGCTTCAATGCTGAAGCATTATTAGGCATTGTGTTAATGCCCAATACTCGAACTTGATCTTTGATGGTCTTGCCTGTCTTTCCGTCGTAGATTTTTTGATTAACATCGAAGTAAAACCTATTCTGTTCGAGACTACCGAAGATATAATTTAAGGTCCTAACACGGATTTGATACTCATCAGATTCTTTAGTGAAAGCAATAATCCAACTGGTGTCTAGATTATTATTTGTTGTGTCTCCTGCTTTACCTAGTGCAAATGCATTAATTAAATCAATGTTTGGGGCAGTAATAATTTTCCAACTTGCGGCAGCAACATCAAATCGAAGACCAAAGTTTTTGTTTTCTGCACACAAATTTACCATCTGTGTTTCTAATGCATCCGGCAAATTGTTTACAAATTTAGGAATAATTCTGCTGGCGATTGCTCCGGTAGGCACAGTATCATTGAATATAATTGGACCTTTGCCGGTACTAAGTGTGCCGCGGCCTGCATTGGTTCCATCACCTACTACTCGAATAACCTTGGTCCATAGTCTGTCTGTTTGATCTAAATCATTTGCGTCGGTGATAACTAATTCACCTCGTTTAAAACTCTTGCCTGCAGGTGGCACAAATTTAATCATAGCACCTGCGGCAACATACTTTAATGTGTTGGTTGTATAAGAACTTACTTTTTGTAAAGTTAGGTCAACTGAATTGATAAAATATCCAGTGCTTTCATTTACATCTGATGTAATTTGTGTCCATTTAGTATTTGTGTCAGTGAATAAAATTTTATCGTATTTGGTAAAATAGAAATTATAAACACCTGTGTTGGTAAACAACGGTTCGACGCTTTGACGAATAAAGTTAACTGTGTCAATTCTACTGACTGTTTTAAATGCTAGACTTTTTTCACTTTCTGATTTATAAATTAAGCCATCATCAGCAAATACATTCACACTGGAATATTTTCCGCTGGCGTCAATGATATCAAAATTGCGACTAACTCCACTAGATGTTCTATTAATGGCTTTGACTTTTAAAATGTCTTGACTGCTGGATAATGGCGCAAGATTGTAGTCTTCAGCCGTGATCATTCTGTTTTGTGTGTAGTATTGGGCAGGAGCTTTTGTTCTAATACTTTCTACCGATTCTGCAGACACACTATTGCTTACTGTATATTTCAAGCTCATGCTTATCTTAAGGACATGACTCTGACCTGCTTTGTTTATATACGGAACTTCAATGTTAATGCCGCGCATTTCATTAGGAAGGATGCTGTATGAAAGACCGTTACTTACACGGTAGTAGGCTCGGAAAGGTCCTTGTGGTAAATTTCCGTATACACCGTCGGCAAAAATTAAGTCAATCTTATCCGAGTTCTTTGTAGATATAGAATATATATTTCTAATACTCTTTTCAATACTATTGTAGGCAATATTATTGCCAACTAGATTAGAAACTTTTGTCCACTCATCTAACTGGGAGCCATTAGCTGCTAGCTGAAATAACCAAACATCGCTATTATTGATATTTTCAGCATCGATTGCTACCTTTTCGTTGGTGGTTGGGACTGCAATTGAAAAATCTGCAAGCTCTAGGCTACCTTGCTTAAACATAAAAAAGAATCCAGTATCGGGACTTGCTGCACCCTTACCGTCATTCTTATAGATAAATCCCATCTGATTACCAGGAACTGGGGGTTCTTCGTAGATTTCTTCAGCACCTTTAAAAGAGGCGCTAACAATTTCGAAAGGCATAGATCTGGCAGCTACATTTTTACTAAACGAGAAAATTGGAACTTGCAAGGTACTAGTGTTGAAACGATATTGTTCTGTAGGAGTACCTTGTATTGTGGCATTTCCTTGACTACGTCCAAATTCTGTATTTTGGCTCATGGCTGCATTCATTATTGTAATGAACTGCTCTCTCCAGTTAGGATTAGTAGGATCATTCCATTGTATGACTTGTCTTGCTAGATTTTTTCCGTTGTTGTCTAGAATTGCTGCTGTGGTTGAAACTGTATCAACTTTTAAAAAACCTTTAGATGTTATATTCCTCTTGGCGTTATAACTCAACATACGAGCTATGCGAAGGACGCTTTCTCTACGAGAAGCTAATTCAATAAAGTTTTCTCTGCTGGCTAGATCAATACGGAATGCTAGGCTTTGTCCAAGGAATGCAACAGCGTCAATTAATGCTAGATATTCACTGGATTCAATGTAGTCGTTGAAATCTTCTGGATAGTTTTCACGCAAATAGGTAATAATGACGCGGCGAAGATTTTCAAAGTCATAGCTTTTGAAATCAGCATTTTTGAATGTCTGATAGATTGTGGTCCAATCTTGATTCAGTATTAAATTTGTTTGTCTTAGCGTGGTTGTCATTGTCTGTTATACCTTATTACATATTTACCCTAAAAATTATCAGGTCAGTTTACTATGTTATTTTCTTTGTCAAAATCAAAGCTCATGCGTTCACTGATATTAAATTGCAAATAAACCACATCTGCTTGTATTCTAATTCCCATGTCAGTGGTATCAATTGTTACAGAATTGATAGCAATACGAGGATCATAATTAATGATTTGTTCAACGTCTTTGATAATTAATTCTTTGATCTCTGGAGTAAAATTTTCAAATAATAGATCCCAAATAATAGTTCCAAAATTAGGATTTTCTAATTTTTCACCTTTGCGAATATAAAAATGATTTAAGATATCTCGCTTGACTAGTTCAATGTCATAGAGTTTAAAATTATTTTTTATTTCAGTAGAACTAAATCCCTTATATCTAAAGGTTTCACTAGTTTGTGTTGAAGTAGCGTTATTAGTTGCTACCACTTTTTGATTGTAAATTTTAGCCATATTTTATGCCTCCTCTGGTGGTGGGTCTTCACCGCCGCCTTCATCTCCGCCTGCCGGAGCACCGTCTTCGCCACCGCCTGCTTGTTCTCTATCTGTGAGTTCAGGCTTGCACGACAACGGATCCAAGTTTTCATGGCTAGGCCATGGCTCGTGCATGGGAATGCGAAACATTATGCTTTCTAACGGAGTTTCTGTGTTATATCTTGCACCCACCCACTCTGCCTCTGCTGGGTTGATTACTACATTGCCATTGACTCCTAGTGCCAGAGTTGGAGTGGCTGCTGTGGCTGCTGTGGCGTCCCCTGCAGTAGGGCCATTTAAATCTATAGTGCTGCCTGTTAGTGTCATTCCTATGCCGGATAGAATGTCCATGCTTGTTCCAGATTGAATATTAATACTGGTTCCAGCTTTCATGTGAGTGTCTAAGCTAGACTGAATATAGGTACTTAAAATACTTTTAAAGTTATTATTCATCACCGAAGTTATGTGATTGTCCATTAATGTAGCAATGTGTACTTCACCTTCTGTGGTAATTTTTGTATCGCCTTTGACAAAAAATCTAGTGTTGGCTTCTGTATCTACACGGAAATTGCCGCCACCGTCTGGATGAACTCCTGCTGCTTTCATATTGATATTTCTACCTGCTTCAAGATTAAAATCACGGTCAGCATAAAAATTAAAATCTTGTTTGGTATGGACGCTAACGCTGTCTTCAGCAAAAATATCTATCTTTCCATCACTTGACATTTCAATCCAGGTTGTTCCTTTAGCATTGCCGATGTAGATCAAATCTTCACTGTTGTGCATCAATATCTGATGACCTGTGCGAGTTCTAAATCTCAACAATTCATCTTTAGGAATTCTAGATTCGCCTTCTGGAGCTTCAAGGTATTCCGGGCCACCTTCAGATGCATTAGTAGCACGATTGTATCTTTGATCACCATCATCCATAACAAACTGAGTACCGCCTAGTCGGCTTACAGGAACTGGAGATTCTGTTGGGCTATCCGATGCCCCTATATAATTTCTCTTACCTGCATAATCTAGTGGACCGGGTGTGCTGATGCCAAACACTTGACTAGGTACATTTCTTCTTGACGAAGCAGTTGTTGTTCCTCGTACATTATCTTCTAATAGGCCTTGCTCTAGAAATCTATCAGCTATAGGATGCATTGCTCTTGGAATTTTTTCAATGGCTAGACTTTCTCCAAGGTCATTTGATCTACGATTAATTTCGGCAGACGGCAACGATCCAACATCATAAGTTTCTTCTTGTCCTGTTGGGGGTATTGTTACTTCAGAAGTAGCAATTCCAGGAACCATGTGGTTAATAAAACGACCAGGAACGCAACCAAACCAATAGCCTTGATCAGTTCTGCCATCAATAAAAACTACTAATACTGTTACTCCTACATCGGGCGGAACAAACCACATGCCGTATGATTTTTGTGTATCGTCAAAATCTGCGGTATTGTATCCCATAAATTCAAATGCAGTATTCCCAAAGAAAGGACTGGCAAATTTTACGGGATAAGTTTGAGATGACTCTCCGATAACGTTACCGTCATCTTTTAATAGGGTAACTTCGAGGCCTCCCATAAAGCTGGCATCTAGGTGGCTGATAATTTTGGCAAGATATATACCTGTGCCGATACCACCCGATGTTGCTGATTCTGATTGTCTAGTTTCTACTGGCATTAATTACTCTCTTTTTATCCATAGAAGTCGTCAAGACCGTTACTGTAGTCTATTTCTTCTTGTGTTCTTAATTCTATTCCTGTATTTGACGCAGACTCGGAAACGCTGTCTCTAACAGGAGCCTGTTTAGGCTGTGAAAATATAAACGGATTTCTACTTGGAGTATATCCGTCTGGAAAATCGTTTGGTTGCAATGGCATTCTGTTTGCTTCTATATTTTGTTTGAATACTCCATCACTGAATTTATTTGTTATTTTTACAACTTTGTAAATTCCACTGAATGGACTTTCTCTGCCGCCGTCTGGGAAATTATAAAGACTGCCATTAGAACCAGTAATGCCTAAATTAGGCTCAACTGGTGTGCGAAATACAATATTGAAAAACGAATCAGTGCCTTGATAATTCATTGTTTGATCAGAAGTTATCTGCGACCTCGGATCATATGAACTTGCTTGCCCTAGATAGTTTGCCATGCCTTGATCTACCATGTAATAAGGATCGCCTAGTATTTCAAGATTTATTTTCATTAGGTCGCCGGCTGTGCTGCCTTTGTCTTTAATGGCATTGTACATGTTTGTGGCAACAATTTGTGCAACATCTTTTGAGCCATAGCCACCTTTGGCAGCATCTTTACTTGCTGCTGGGTTAGCCTTGACAGGCCTTGCACCATTGGCAGCAAGTGCATTGGCATTGCCTGAACTTTCTGCATCTACATCTTCTGGATTTTCTTCCGACGGAGTATTTGTGTCTTGATTGACCACATTATCGCTTTGACCTGGAGGGGTGATGGTTTTCATGTTGTGGAACAACGAATTGATGTTTATGTCAAATTTGATAATGTCATTGTTTTGTCCAGTGAATATGTAATTGTATTCTTTGGCCAATACTTTTTTAAGTTCAGCATACCCCGGAGGAGCCGCAGTAGCATTAGAAAATACACTGTTATGAACTAGATAGGGCATAACTCTATAAATGTAAGTTCTTTGGCGCTGTCCTCGCCTGGCATCAAACTCTCCTATTTGAATTTGAACATCAAGTCTAAACCAATTGATCATTCCGGCGGCATCTAAATTCTCAGAATCAATTGCACGTTTAGCATATTCTGAACTCAATACCATTTGTGAAATAATCTGTGTTATCGGAGTTTGTGCTTCAAACGAAAATGTACGTTGTTTAGGATCTATAGTGAGAGAATCTCTTTTAATGGTTCCCGTAGTAGAATCAACAACATCGGCTGCTAGGCCAAAATTATAATTGCCGCCTGATGTAGATTCAAAACCCAATGATGCTTGACCAATAGCTCCATCCCCCGACTCTGTAGAACTAGTGGCGGGCGCTAGGTTAAGGGCGCTGACCCCGGCGCTTATAAAGGTCAATGCGCCACCATCATCAGAAGCTTCAGTAATTGCCAATCCGACAGTGTCTGTCCAATCTATTGGAAATACAATATTATAAACGTCGGCTAGATCTTGTTGCTTGGTATCTACTAGATTTTGTTGTATCTTGTTAAGAGCCGCACACAGACTGTTTGTACCTTTACTTAACAAATAGGCAAGTGTGTCTGATCCTTCTCCGGGATTGCCGTCAATTTTTATTGCTACTTCGTTGGGAAGAATATTTACTACGTTGCTATATCCTGCATGGTTGTAAGGGTGGCATTTTATTTTATATGCGCTGCCTGATTCAGTCACATTAAAATCTACAGTGTTTAACTGCACAACAAAATATTTTGTTAATAATTCATTTGAACTTAAAATAGCGCCATCCTGAGTATAGCCTTTAAATTCTAATTTTAGAACAAAAGGACAATCGTTGTATGTAGGATATCCTGCATTGATTGCTGCAATTTGTGCGCTCTGTAAAAACAATCCCATGCTATAAGGTTCAAAAAGATCAAAACTGATTGTTTGAACGTTTGAATTTCCAACTGCTGGGCTTGCGCCGGCTGTTGTTAAGAACTCAAAATTGTTTATATAATATTCAGGAGCACCGTATTTTGTTTGTACTCGTTGACCGTCAAATCTTCCTGCTGAAGAAAATACAATATTTGTTAGTGCTGCCGGTCTGCCTCTATACAGTCCTGGGTTGTTAAATTGATTAGGACTCAGTGCTGCCATTGTCCACAACGGAGCGTAAGATGCAAATTGCTCTAGTAGATTAACATACGGTGGACCACCAACTGGTTTTTCTAGACTGAATGTTTTTACAAGATTAGAAAAACCTCCTAGCGAATCTCCTAAAGAGCCTGCTGACAGATTAGTTATTGCCTGCGCCGAAGTAGTAAGATTGGTAATCTGTGTAGCAATACCTTGAGCAATATTAGTTGCCCCGGGCAATTGACTTAAAAAACTGCCATCGGGCTTGAATCCAAATGCCATGTTATACTCCTAGATACTGTTGAAGATTGCTTTTCTTCGGCAAGTAGATTATTGTTCCTGGTTCAAAATCGTAGATAGGATCTTTTAGAGTATCCATATTTCTCTGAATAAACACCCACCATAACTTTGGAGTTCCGTATAAATCATATGATAATAGGTCAGGACGATGTTTGTACTGATTTTCGATGGCATATTTAAAATCGTCATTTTCTGCAGGAATTGGTCTAATAGACATCAACTCCAAATAGAGATTATTCTGTTTAGTGTTTGCCCACGGACTTGAATTCTTGTACGTGACTGATTTTTTAAAAGTTGCCATATTAGATGTATCCTACAGCATTGCCGCTTGCATAATCTTGTAAACTAAATTTGCGCAATAGTTGTCTGTTATAAATTGGCGTAACCGTTACAGAAATTGTGCTGAGAACTGGAACCCAGGTATCACTAGGAAACTGACTGCTACACTTAATGTAGTTTACGTCATCCGGTAGGTCAATGGTAAAACTTTTTATTATAACTGGGATGCTGTTAAACACTCCAGGACCGTAACCGCTGAGTTGGCAAACGACCGGAGGATTACCTGCATAATTACTTCCGCCAAAAAACATTTTGGTTGCCGTTTTAAAGAAGTGGGTGGCCTGTATCCAATAGTTACCATCCATTTCAGTTTCGCAACTAAACTCGCCAGATATAGTAATGTCTTCTATCTGACTATTTTTATACCCGTTGAAAGGATAGTTATTATGCACCGGATCAACCATAGTGTAGTTTGCTTTGCTGGTAACACTGACCTTGGGAGTATAAGGCCATACTACGCCGTTGGTAGACTCTAGACGACCAAATGCGTCCCCAAACAGTCCAAAGTTACAATTGATTCTAACTCGCCAGTCGTCGGCTGGGGAACTAGTCAATTGTACTGCTGCACTATCCGATTTAAATAACTCTCCTGCTGCTGGAATATTTTTTCCTCTAAAAATACTAAGTACATTATTAAGTTGCCCGGCTGCAGAGCTCACTGCTCCTGCAATACTGCCAAGACTCCCTAGTGCGCCACCTAGTCCTAATTTATTAATACTTTGGCCAATGTCGGATGCTGTATTTGATAATCCGCTTAATGATCCAAGTGCTGTTTGAATAGGATTCCCTATACCGTTAAATGCTGTTCCTAACTTTTCTAATCCAGCAGTTGCTCCGTTTAGAGAACTACCTATGCCACCGCCTAGATCATTGACTAGGCCAGCTAGCTTGGCTTTTTCTGCTCCAAAGCTGATACCAGACAGACTGCCGCCCGTTGAGTTTGATGCAGAGCTGAATAAGCTGCTGGCATTTCCTAACACTTTGGTGAAAGGATTTATATTTAGACCCATAAATATCTCCGTTTAGTCTATTTATTCTTGACAAAGTATGCTATTATATAAGTAATGGAGAACCCTATAACTATGACAATCAGTTCGCAACCACCTAAAATCAAGTACTTAACCAACAAAGATCTACTACGAGAAATACATCTAAGCAAAAATACCTACTGTAG